GTCGGCGCCGCAGCGCGGGCAGAGGCCGGCCTGGTGGTACTTGGCGGATACCCGCTCCGACCGGGGAAACACCGCCTTGCAGGCCATGCAGCCAATATCGGTGGGGCCGATGCGCCGGGCGAGGATGCAGAGCGGCGAGTTGTCGTCGTCATCTCGGTCGTCGATCAAGCGGAGTAGCCGCTCGTGTAGGCGTTGCTGAGCCTCGATAGTCACTGGCTGGCCTCCTGGCGCTGGCTGAACTCGACTGCTCGCCGGGGACGGAAAGGCCCCTCGCGTGGGTGCCACGAGGGGCGCTAGGCTGCTGAGTCGGAGGTGTTCGCTTGGGCGTCGCCAGCCGTCGCCGTGACGTCACTGTCAGTCACTTTTCGGTGCAAAAAGTAGAGCTTCAGGGCCCGCCGGATGATCGAAGAGACCGAGGAGGCCTCGTAGTCGGCCAGCCTGGTAAGCTCGTCGTCCATCTCCGGCGGGATCGAGACTGTGGTGACTCGGCTTCGCCTGCTCACGCCTCACCTCCTGATGTCACTGATGGTAACACCATTGTGGATACTTGTCAATACACTTCAGGGTCAACATTTGTTAATCTGAGTCACGGCCTGAGGGGGATCGCCGTGACTCTTGGTAGCAGGATCAGGGAGCTGCGTAAAGGGCTCCACATGACTCAGGAAGAGCTTGCTGAGAAGGTCGGCCTGGACCGCTCCTACATCAGTCAGATCGAGACAGCTAAGAAGGATGCCCCCTCCCTAGATGTAGTGGCGTCCCTTGCCCGCGCGCTCGAGACGACCCCGGAAGACCTGTTTAGGGCCATGGTCGGGACCTCGGAGCGTCAAGCTGACGACGACTCGACGCCAGGCTAGCCCGGATCCGCAACCTCTACGGCTGGGGCGACCTCGGCGAGCGGGAGTACCTGACGGAGCGAGAGGACATCCAGCGCCGCCTCGGAGCGTTGCAGCCGCCGGCGGTGCAGCGGCGCAACCTCGAGACGCTGGCTCAGCTCGCGCGGTCGGCTCACGTGGTCTGGACGAGCGCGCCCACGGAGCGACATAAGCTGCTCGTGCAACTCGTCGAGCGGATCGTCGTGAGAGACGGAAAGGCCGTGGCTGTTACGCCACGGCCCCTCCTCCACGACTTGCTTCCCGGCTGGGAAGCCTCGTCATGGTGCTGCGGAAGCGACGGGGATCGGTGCCCCACGGCCATGATTCGCCGAGGGAATCCGCCTGAGGCGGACACGGCCCCGCGCTATTCGGTGCCTCACAACCTCCTACCCGAGCACGAGCTCCGCGCGATCGCCGAGAGCGCACGGCGGGGGAGCATCTCGGGAGCGGCGAGGGAGCATCGGGTGGCCCGGCAGACGGTGAGGCGGGCACTGGCACTATTCGGTGCCAAATGAAAGAGGCCGACTCTTTCTCAAGGAGTCGGCCTCGGGACGGAAGGGGAAGGGCTAGGCCTGCTTGTACAGGAACCGCAAACTGACCACACGGCGCACCCGCCCGCCGAACTGGTTGACGTATTCAACGTTGGCCTTGTCACCCCTTACGCCCCGCACGGTTGCCTGGACCTGGTAACTTTGGCCGTAGCCCGCCATGCTTCGGCAATCGTAGGTCAGCACGTCCCCCTCGTGGACCTCGCCGTCGATGATCTGCATTGCTCTCCCTCCTCATGCGACCAGGCCCAACTCGCGGGCGGTCCTCAAGATGTAGGCAGGGATCGGCCAGTCGTGCGACCCGTTGAGATATTGACCGACGTTGCTGGCGGAGCACCCGCATTCGCGGGCAAAGGCGGCGTAACTGAGTCCGTGCGCCTTGAGTGCCAGTCGGAGCGCGACCCGCTGACAGGTCCACTCGGTCACGGCCCGAATCCAGTCGGCTCGCTGCTCGGCTTCTGTCTGTGAGCGGATCATCTCAGCACCCCCACGAGAGGCTGGCGAGCTCGGCGGTGAGCATCTGCAACTCACGCTCGCAGAGTTCGACCTCTGCGGTGTCGTGCTCCCGCTCCGCCCTGTCGAGGTCCTCGGCGACCATCTGGGCGGTGTCGAGGATGACGAGCCGCTTGGCGGCGTTCGACAGGGGCTTGACGGCGATTCTCTGCTCGGCGATCATCTGTGTGGCCCTCCTGGGGCTGTGCGGCCCGCTCTCGTTTTGCTGGCGTGGGGCGGGCCGCTCCTCTATGCCCATATACTAACCCTGCATATGCAGCGTGTCAAGAGGTTTGGTATGATGATCCTTGATACTGCATAGGCAGTTTGCCCCTAAACGGGCCCCCTGCATTGGCAGTTATCAGGGATCATCATAGGTCGGCTCTTGACTAGAGACTGCGTATGCAGTAGTCTAGGGGTGTCAGAGAGAGCCAGGAGAAAACGAGATGGTACGGATCGAGAACGGCAGGCCAGTCACAGAGGGAATGAGTTTCACCAAGTGCGCGGTCCGGGGCAGCATCGCATTCGGTCAGCGAACGGTTTACCTCGGCGACGGGATGATCTGCAAGGTTCTCGACGATGAGCCCCTGCTCGGCGGTCCGAAGTTCGCCTGGGCTGATCTCGACGAGTCGGCCTATGCCACGCTGGTGCGGCAGAACCTCACGACGATTGGCGTCCGAATCGAGTATCAATAGTAACCCCGAGACCTAGAACAGAGAGGGAGAGCAGATGGAAACCACAATCGAGCGCGTGATCATCATCACTGTCCGCGTCACGGAGACCAGTCTCGGCGATGAGGTGGCTACCGATCCAAACCGCGACGCGATGTACGAGGCATACTGTGACGAGTACGCGAGCGATCTCCAGACTGAGTATCCTGAGGCCAGCGTGGTCGTGGTCGTCGCTCCTCACGGTCAACTCCAGGAGGTCATTGAGGTCGCGGTCGATCCCTACGATGGCAGTCACGAGGCTTACACCCGCTGGGAGCAGGTGAGGGTTCGCGTGCAGGGCATCGGCGAACAGGTATTCGAGCGCGGCAGTTGGGTACGCTAGTGCCTGACACGATCCCCGAGCACAAGCGCTGGATTCGCAAGCGGCCCAACGTGGTCCTGACCCTCGCCCCCAGCACGAGCAAACTGCTGGGGGCCATCGCCGTGCGTCTCGGCGTCAAGCGGTCTCACGTGGTTGAGCGTCTAGTCATTGACGAGGCCCGCCGCCTCGGCCTCGCCCAGGCGCCCCAGGAGGAGGCAGCACCATGATCGTCGATCGACCAGTCAGCGATTACCCTGACCTGCACCGCGACTTCGGCTGGGCGCTCGGGATCCACCGCGCTCCCGCCGGCTACCAGCACCACTGGCTTGTGGTAACGAGGGGCGCCACGTTCGGGGCGTGGACACGGGCAGAGGCTCGCTCGATCTGGTGGCACTCTGAGGATTACCAGTGGCCACTCGCGCCCCAGGCGTCCCGAGAGGAGGGACAAGATGGCTAGCTATCGGTTTGCCAGAGAATACCTTGAAGAGGCCAGGCGAGCACTGCATCTCGCCGCCTCAGAGTTGCTGGCGTTGGAGCAATTCGAGAGCGCCATTCGGCTCACACAGGCGAGCCAGAACATTGCCGAGATGCGCAATCAGTATGCTAGGGCCGCCAAGGACGAAGGCCCAGAGAAGCCGAACTCTGAGGAGCTAAACCTCGGCGACCGCGGCCCCGACGACTCCGGCCAGGCGCCACAGGAGGGCCGCGACTCCTCGGCACGGGCGACGCTCGAGCGAGTGCCCACGCTCATCGATCCCCTGATCCACCGAGTGGTTGAGGAGATCGACTACTACAGCACGTCTGACGAGGCCCAGGCGCCCCAGGAGAAAGAGAGCGATGCAGCGAACGGTTGACGACGCACGTCGCGAATGCATGGAGGAACTCCGAAGGCGAGCCATCCTGCACGAGCGCCAGGGCTGGTTTCATGCGGGCGACGTGCTGGCGAAGGCCAAGGCCGAGGCCTACCTGGATGCCGTCGAGGTCGTCCAGACGTGCTTCGCTGGCCTCGATCAGGCACCCCAGGAGGGAAGCGATGGCCTCGGGAGTTAACCGTCGCCCTGTTGTCAAGCGCCCCCCAGTCGTGCTCGTCTGCGAGGCCTGCGGACACGAGGGATGCAAGGCGGACCTGATCGACGATCCCGATTGGTGGGCGATCATCACCTGCCCAGCCTGCGGGCACGTCAGGATGATCGGGGCCAAGACCGAGTGGGCGAGAGAGCGGCTGGCGGAAACGCCCTAATGCAAGAGAAGCCCGGCCCGTGCGCCGCACACGAGCCGGGCCCCCGAGGAGTACGCAGAGGCTGGGAGGTGGCAGCCCTGCGTCTTGCCGCTCTCCAGCCGCCTGCCCTAATACGATTCTCGCCAATGCAGTGCGACGATCACGAGGTCCTGGCTGTCGATCACCCCGTCCTGGTTGACATCGGCCCGGATCCAGCCAGGCGGCCCCGTCTCCAGCCAGTGCGCGTCGACGGCCTCCACGTCGGCCACATCCACGCGGTAGTCGCCGTTCACGTCCCAGGCGGGCGGCGTCGGCGTGGGACTCGGGGTGACTGTTGGAGTCAGCGTCGGCGTGTTGGTCGGTGTGGGACTCGGAGTATCGGTCGCGGTAGCCGTCGCCGTTGGAGTCGCCGTGTAGGTCGCGGTCGGGCTCGGTGTCGCGGTCAGCGTCGGCGTGAACGTAGGCGTTGGCGGCGTGGGCACGGTCGTCGGAGCGGGCGTGCTCGTCACCGTGCGGGTCGGGGTCGGAGTAGTCGCCACTCGCCAGGTCACGGTGAGCCGAGGGGCGTTGGCCGCTGAGCCCTCGTAACTCGTGACGAACTTGCGTGCCCAGGTACCGCCCGAACCCTTGAGGACGAGCGAGAGGGCGTTGCCACTCTGCCAGTCGGCGCGGTTGACGACCTCCTGCACGACCGCTGGCATCTCACCCAAACTGTGCCAGGTGCCCGCGAGCCACTGGGAACCGTCGCTGAACGTCAGGCTCATCGTGCCGAGCGTCCGCTGTGACGGCTTGCTGGTCGTCGAGAACGCAGCACTGTTGCCCGATGCCTCAGCTCGGAGCACGAGCGATGTCGAGATCCAGCTCGCGGCGGGCTGGTAGACGTCGAGGTGCGCCGAGGTGATGACCGCACCCCGTGGGACTATGACGCCCTGGAACCTGACGCCCGTGTAGCCTGCCGTCGTCGACGATGCATTGCCAATCCAGACGGTCGAGCCGCCAGCGGTGAACGTCGTACCGTCCTCGTTCACGTCGTCCGCGCCCGAGGCAACCTGGAACGTGCCGAGCAGATCGCTGCCAGAGGGGGTCGGAGTGGCCGTCGGTAACACGGTCCGTGTCGGCGTGGGCGTCGAGGTGCGGGTCGCCGTCGGCAGGACGATCGGCGTCGGGGTGAGCGTCGGTATTCGAGCATCCGGGTAGTCGTAGCCGATCACTGAGGCCGTAAACTGCTGGTCCGCTGAGACGACGACGGTGCCGCTGAACGGACTCGGGATCTGCGCCATGTCGGCGACGTGGTACTGGTTGTTCGAGTTGGGTGGCAGCGAGTCCTCGAACTGGTAAACGGGATTGCCGCCGGCGTCCTTGAACGTGTGCAGCACGGCCAGCGCCGTCGTGTTGCCGTTGTAGACCGAGTACACGGTCTCCGCCCCAGAACCCGGCGTCGGCACGGCGTCGATCGCCGCCACGGGCACCACCTGAAAGGCGCGGTCTGGCTGGAACGTTGCCCCCGCGAGGCTCGGTCGGAGCAACAGCGCGAGGGCAATCAGCAGCGCCACAATCACCAAGGCGAGGACGTGATAGCGGCGGAGGGTCATAATGGAGGCTCCTGCCCCAGGATTTGATTCGCCTCTTGGACGGCATCAGAGACTGTCAGCCGTGCCTCGGGTTCCTCTGGTAGGTTCGTCTCCACCCGACCGTATCGCTGGCGCAGATCCTGAATCTCCGCGTCGAGCGTCAGAGCCGGTTGCTCCGGGTGCTGCGCCTGAAGCTGCTTCGCCGCGTTGTAGACGAACCGAAGCATATCTGGCGCCTTGTCCGGTGTGGAGCCGCCACTGTTACAGTGACCCGCCCAGCGCTCAGCCCAAATGACCAGCGCACGAAGGGTCTGCCAGTTGACTCGGACGGCTACATTGTCCTGGATTCGGACGGGAGGGTATCTCGTTCCACAGTTCGGGCAGGTGCTCAGGCCGTCGAAACTAGCCACCTCGTGATTACAGATCACGCAACGTCCCACGTTAACCACGACCGGCCTCCTCAGCCCTGAGGCGGCGGAGGCATCGGCGCTACCTGCACCTTCGCTGCTGCGGCCGCTTGCATCGGCTCGACGACAGCGTTCCGAGCTCCCGACCAGATCCCGCTGGCGGCGAAGCCAGAGAGCAGCCCGTAGAGGATAATCGTCGCGGGCCGGGCGTCCGCCGCTTGCAGGAACGCGAGCAGCAGCCAGTTCCAGCCGATCCCGCAGATGAGCGCGATCACGGGACGCACCCGCTTGTCGAGTGCGTCTGGTAGTGCGAGCGCGTTGCAGAGTACGAAGACGAGCGCCACGGTGGCACCAGCTCCACCTAGCCCGATAAGCCCTGAAAGCTGGGTCGGGTCCATGTCAGCTCCTCCTCTTGGATCATTTCGTGGTCCGGATCCTCGATCGTGATTGGCTCACCGCAGCCGTAGCAGCGCACGAGGTCGCCCGAGCTGGCCTCCAGGTAGAGCGCTTCCCTGCAATGAGGGCAGGTGAGGGACCGCCACTCGAGAATCAGTCCTGTTGGCTCGTCATCCCCGCTCATGGCAACCCGTGGAGCTGCCGCGGAAACGCGACCCCGTTGTTCCAGATCGTGTTCTTGGCCGCCTGAAGCACAGCGATCTGCGTATGTACCGCCTTCGCGCTCGCGGCAATCGTCGGGTCCGCCGGGTTCTTTGCCACCGCCGCGTCGAGCAGCGCCGCTGAACTGGTCAACCAGTCGAGGACGGTCTGAATCCTGTTCTCGGCGGCCTCAACCTGGCCGGTCAACTGCGCCATCTTTGCCTGCCCTGGGCAGGTCGTCGTCACTGGCGGCACGGTCAGCTCCTTAATCCTGGCATCCACCAGGCCCATGAAGTATGCCCAGTTCCACATCGGCCCCGGATCACTCTTGCCCCTCGACCAACCCGAGTAGGCGTCTTCGTGGCCGAGGATGCCTCGCCGTCGCACGATTGACGTGTATTGCTTGCCGAGGTAGACGGCGGGAAACTCGTACTTGATCGACCACCTGGCACAGATATCCGCTGTCGCCTGGTACTGGAAGTCGACGTAGCGTGTCATGTAAGTCGGCTGAGCGACCTCGACACCGCAGAACAGCGGGTTGTCGACTGTCTGGTTGTAGCACTCGTCATCGTCGTGGATCATCCGAGTGACAGAGGTAGGCCCGACGACGAAGTGAGGCCCCTCGCCCGTCGGGTTCTGGTGACTGGCGAAGTTGACCGTGGCCTCGTAGTCGGCCTGGAGCGACGAGGTGCCGCCGCGAGTGCTGTGGATGAACACGCCGAAGGTCGCCCTCCGCGGTCCTCCGTGGTTAGGACTCGGGGTCCAGACGTGAGGCGCACTCGGAACGATATCTGGCATCTCTCCCTCCTCCTACTCCCGCCCGGCAATCTCCCTAGCCGGCGCCGGCGTCACGTCGGGGTCATGCAGCTGCACGAGCCGCGGGCACGGCAGCGTGCGCCATACCTTGCAGTTGGCCTTGATGAGCGCCCGCTCCTGATCCTCGGAAAGCTGGATCACCGACCGATAGTGCTCGACCTCGCCCTCGAGCTTGACGACGCGCTTCCGCACCTCGTCGAGGTCGCTTCGGAGCCGCCGATTCTCCGCCCAGAGCGCGTTGACGTCGTCGCGATCGTCGTCGCGCTCCGAGGCTCGCTTCGTCGCCGCGACCGTCTGGGCCTCGACGACTGTCTTTTGCGACTCCGCCTTGGCCTCGGCGACTGCCTTCTGAGCCTCAGTCCTGATCTCCTCGAGCTTGCCGCGGAACGTGAGGTAGGCGACTGTGAACGTGGCGAGTGCTGTGATGATGGCTGCTACGATTACTGGCTCCACAGTGGTCTTCCCCTGGCGTGATGTGAGCTGCTATTCGGCGCCGAATCTCTAACCGATGATGACTGCCTGTGAGCGCCCCACGGCGACGACCTCGACCTGGTTGACCCCGACGATGTTGCAGAATCTGGCCGTCGTGTCCGCCCCGAAGATGCTCGACATGTTGCCGTCGCGCACCGTGTACGTATCGCTGGCGACGCTGTAACTCGCGATCCACGGCGCTCCCCAGGGCCCGAGGATGGTCGGCGGGGCCATCGTCACCAACAGCAACGTGGAGTCGATCCACTTGGCCGCGCGAACGCTGTTGGGCGCGGCGGAGAGAGTCGTCCAGGTCGATCCTCCGTTCGTGGAGGTGTAGAGGCTGCCGTATCCGGCGGCGTCGAAGCTACAGAGCGTCGTGGTCGCGTCCGGTGCACCCGTCAGCGCCCCGCCGTAATCCGTGTAGGGTGGTGTCAGGGACGAGAGGCTCGAGCCGCCATTAGTGGTTTTGCGCTGACCGCCGTACCGGAGGGTGCTCGTGCCCCAGTAGACGGTCTGAAGTGTGCTACTCTGTAGCGGCGCGAACTGGGTCTGGATCTGCGAGCTGCCGTCGTATGCCGACGAGAGGGTGTGCCCGCCGTTCGAGGACCTGACCCAGGCGAGCACATCGCCGCTGTGGGAGTTGTAGGATGCGTGAATGGTCGCGCCGTCAGTCGATATGGCCAGGCCGACCCAGCCATTGAATGCCCAACCGTAGAACGTGTTGAACGAGACAGCCGTCCATGTGCCCCCCTGGTCGTGGCTGTGGACCAGGTACTGCGTCGTGCCGCCGGGCCGTGTCGTGGAGACGCCCGCCGCGACGATGCCGCTGGCCGTGCCTACCGCTCCGACCGTGATCGCCGTGATCGTGCTGTCGGCGACCAGGGTTTTGAAGGCGGCCAGCCCCAGGCAGTTAGTCCAGGCACCGCTATGTCGAATGTCGTCGCACCGCCAGAGCGCGTAACTGTCGCCGCTCGCGCCGTCGTACAGCGCCCCGTATACCCTGTCCAGCGGAGCGTCGATATCCAGCGCCCAGGTGGAGAGCGCGTCGTTGCCAGGGATGGGGCGATCGGGCAGTCCGCTGACGTTGTTCGTCCAGGTGGGGGATGCCGCCAGCACGTCAGGAGTCCAGATCATGTACGGGTGAGTGTCGGAGTGGCCTGCCGCGAAGCAGAACAGCCCGGTCGGAGGCGGCGGCGGGGTAGTGGTCAGCGCCTTGCCGCTACTCGTGAGCAGGTGTCCGCTCGAGCCGAGGATCGCCATCTACGTCACCGCCCAGGACAGGAAGGTCGCACCGCACGGATAGGTCCCGTTGTTGCTCTCGACGTAGACGCCTATGTGTGTTGGGGTGATGTAGTCGGTCCTGGTCTGCTGGTCGAACTGAATGAAGTGCTGCCCATCTACCGACCAGTAGAAGGTACGGTTGGTGTTGTTGTCGTTGATGCGCAGCCAGACCATCTGCTGGCTGAAGCAGGCGACGGACGTGTAACCTCCACTCCAAGAAGTAGCCGAGCTGTACTTTTCATCTCCCAGGGCCGGCGTCGGCGTTCCGCCATAGTGGAATACCACGAGCTTCCCGTCGTCCTGCTGTAGCACGATGCCTGCAGCGTTGTACTGGACAGAATGTCCGTGGAACAGCATAGCGATCGTGAACGTGTAGGGGGCAGCCGGGGCGGCGATCATCAGACCCTTGACGTTGTTGCCGGCAGCAGCGGGCGCGTACAGGTAGAACCCGCCATTGGTCTCGTCGACCGTGGCGGAGCCCTGGTTGAGCCAGGTCAGCGTCGATACCGCGGGCGGCGGGGTCAGCGGGAAGATCGGTCCCCATGGCGCCTGAGCCGCCCCGCTGTACCTATACAGGCTCGATCCGTTGTTCGGCAGCCAGAGGTCGCCTGTGGCGGGAGTGCTCGGCGGACTCGCGTAGGCGGAAGTCGTGGTCGCGTTGCCGCCGGCGCCCCCGGCGGGCGTGTAGCGCGCGACTCCCGAACCCTGGTCGGAGAGCGTGCCGTTCGGCAGCTCGAGCACGGTCGCCGTCACGGACGGGGAGGCGTCCACCTCGCGGATCGTGATCGCGCCGCCGCCCACGGGCGCCGCCCAGATGAGATGGTGCGTCGTGGGATCGACGGTCAGCACCTGGCCGTCAGAGCCCTTGGCGAGATGCGATGGCGCGCCCGACGCTCCCCCGACGATCAAATCATCCTCAGCCGTCATCGGGTTGTCGACGAGGAGGATCGCGGCGCCGCCAGCGGCCCGCTTGTAGACCTTGCCGCTCTTTGTGTAGATGTCTGTGTGACCCGTCGCGGGCGCGGTCGGGTCCGAACCCTGGTCCTCGAAGTTGACAGCCTGGACAAGCGCATCGTCGGAGGCGATGTCGACCGTCTCTAGCGACCCACCCGCCGGCGCCGAGGCAACCCACTTGCCCGACGCCGCGTCCCAGGTGACTACCTCGCCGTCACCTGGTGTGTCAGTCGAGTCGACGTCGGTATGCTTCGCGCCCCAGAATGCATGCGCGGCGAGGCTCGACACGGGCACCGCGCCTCGGACGTTCGCGCCGTTGATGACCAGCCCGTCGAGCCGCTCGTTGATCCGCTCGTCGATGTGCCGGATCAGGGCGGCCAGTGGGTTCGGTCCCTGTCCTGCCATCTCAGCCCCTCGGGTCCACGGCCAGGCCGTAGAGGTCGACGTTCGTTCCCCAGGTGGGATCGCCCACACTCGTCAGGTTGACCAGGTCGGCGCTGTACCAGGCCGCCGCCCCGTTGCCCGCACTGTTGCTGCCCGCGCCGTAGTACCTGGGCATGTCGGAGGATGCCGGCTGCCAGATCGCCGTCGCGTGAGCGCCCCGGGGCGTGCTGCCCGCCGCGACCCAGGTCGCGCCCCCGTCGGTCGTGATCTTGTAACTGCCCGCCAGCTCGACGGCGAAGCGGAGGTTGTCCTTCGGCGCGCCCCAGAGCGCGACGGCGCCCAGGATCGGCGTCGAGTTGCCGAACGCAGTCATCGCCCCGCTGACTACGTGGTAGAGAGAGCCCGCGCCGCCGTAGTAGGCGGGCACGTAGAGTCCGCTGGGCGAGGCTCCCGAGGGCGCGGTCCGCGCGAGCGCGAGCAGTGGCGTGTAGGTGCCCGCGACGACCGGCGAGCCCCAGGTCGCGCCGGAGTCCACGCTCTTGTAGAGGTACACCGCCCCAGTCCCCCAGGTATCGGAGGTGATGTACCAGAGAACGGCTGCCGAGAGCGGGTCGCAGGTGAGGCCGATGCGCGAGACGGACGTGGGAGTGAGCATCAGTGCGTCGTCGTCTTCTACCTTGCCCTGAATCGTCCAGGTGCTGCCCTGATTCGTGGATCGTGCCGCCCAGAACGTGTGGTGAACGTAGAGGCCGAAGACGCCGAGCGAGACGGCGTGGATGTAGGCGTAGACGGCCCCGCCCGCGGCCACGTCGTAGGCGTCGACCGTCACGGCGGAGATGTCGCCGTCGGGGATGCCCTGAGCCACCACGAGCGCCCTTGCCTGGGCGACGGAGAGCACCGAGGTCCACGACCCCGCCGTCTGCCAGTCGGAGGCGTAGTAGATCGCGCTGTCCACCCGCACGTAGGCGCGGCCGTTGCTGGTCGGATCGAGTCTGACGTCGTAGGCCGTGCCCGATCCTGGCAGCCCTGTCGAGATGGCCGTCCAGCTCGGGGTCGGCGCGAAGACGTCGCCGCACCACCAGACGGCGGGCGCCGTGCCGACGAGACCAGAGGCCAGCACCCGCGCGCCCGTCGCCGGCGCCACTACCCAAGACGCCGCACTCTGACCGACCATCTTGGAGTGGAGCGCGCCGCTCGCCGCTCGGAACTGTAGCCAGCGATCGCCCGAGTCGGGCGACTTCCAGAGCCCGGTCGCCTCGTCGCAGGCGAGGAGCAGCCCGGTCAGCGTGTCGTCGTTCATGCTGTAGTTGATGGTCGTCGATCCGGGCACCGACGTCGCCGCGATCGCCGCCTGGCGGCTCGTCGTGTAGTCGCTACGATAGACCCTGCCATCGCGCACGATCATGTGGATCCGGGGCCGGCCCGCGTCCTGGGTGATCGCCCGGACGTCGGCCACGTCGCTGGCCAGGCCGGGCATCTCGGGAGGATAGTGACTACCGCCCGTCAGTCCCTCCTGGCGGACCGCAATGTCGTCGGTGCCGATGCCGCAGACCCAGTGGTCGGGCGCGTACTCGTTGCCCCTGACCATCGCGTCGCCGATCGCCACGCGCATCGCCTGGGTTTGGAACGAGGTCAGCACTATCCAGGTCGTGTACGGCGGGCGCGCGATGTACTCGTTCTGGCCGGCGCAATACCTGACGAGGCCATCCCAGCCGCGATGGATGTCGGTAATGGCAGCCGCGTCGTCGTGGACGAGAGTCCAGTCGGTGCCGCCGTTCAGGGTCCGCCAGAGGTTGCCGTTGGCGAGCCCGACCCACCATTCACTCTGGCTGCCGTAGTAGACCCAGATGCAGTTGATGGCCGCCGCGAATGTATGCACCAGCGTCGGCGCGGTTCTGAGGTAGTCGCTCGTGCTGACGAGGCGACCGTCTGAGAGGCCGAAGAGCCCAGTGCCCTGTGCTGGGTGCCGTGGTGTCGAGATGACGGTCGCGCCCGCCGGTGTCCACGTCTGCCACGTGAGCCCGCCGTCGTCGGAGGCCTCCGCCCGGCCCGCGAAGGCGTGGTAGTAGTCGCGGATCACCTGCGTCGTCGTCGAGGTGATCGCCTTGCTGACGTGGTCCTCGTTGGCCGCGGGGTCGGTCACGCTGAGCGTGATCGTCTGCCCCGCCGCGAGCTCCGAGGCGGTGAACCACGTCACGTAGCGAGTCTCGCTGCCCACGTCGGCGTTGGCGCTGTTGCTCCAGGCGAGCGTGAGCGTGTCGGGTGCGTCGTCGTAGTCGCGGGCAGCGCTGACGCAGAAGGCGAAGTAGAGCGTGCCCTCGCCGGGGAATGACTCGCGCTCGAGCGTCAGCGTGAAGTCGGCAATGGGCGGGGAGCCCGTGCTGTAGCCCGCGTCGCCGACGCCGCCCTCGACCTGGACGTCGGTCATGTAGCCGCTGGCGTTGACCTTGTGGCTGACCGAGGTCACGAAGTAGTTGGTGGCCACGTCGATCCCGAAGCCGGGCGCGAGGATGCTATCCGTCTGCCCTGGCACGACGTAGGGGTTGCCGAGGAGGTCGAACGACTGCTTCTCGACCCTCCTGTTGAGCTCGAGCATCCAGAGGCGGGCGACCTCGTCGGCCATCGCGTCGGTGTCGACGAGTGCCGAACTCGTCTTGTACTGAACGTAGCCCGAGACGTAGGGGCTCGGCGCCTGGCGGCTCCTGAGCACGCTGGCGTCGGGGTGTCCCTCGACGACGACGCGGTTGCGGATGCCCGAGATGGTGCGGTCCCTGCTGGGATCGCCGAAGAGGTCGACGCCCTCGACGAAGGCGAACGCCGCGCTCGCCGAGGGCACCTTGTTCATCTGGACGCGGTATACCCTGCCGCCTGGCCCGTCGCAGGTGTAGCAGCGCTCGACGTCGTCGATGTCGTTGATGAGGCTCGCGTAACTCTTGCCCTCGGCGAGCACCACGTCCTCGACGGTCCCGAAAGTGGCCCAGCCGGCCGAGAGGTCGTAGTCCGTGATACCCGCGGCAGTCAGGCAGTCGCCGATGATCGTCTTGCCCTCGGTGACTGACCAGGCAAGCCCGCCGACGCCTGGCGCCTGCTCAGCGCGCGCCATCGGCCCCTGGGCGGAGAGCGTCCAGACTCCGTTCTCGAGCCTGGCGCCGTCGTCGAGCACCTGGCCCTTGAAGATGCACTCGACCTCGCCGTTCCACCCCGCCCATATCTCGAGGTCCTCGCCGCCCGCGTACCAGTCGGGTAGTTGCGTGAGCGTTACGCTCCCCGAACTGACCATCTGGGAGACGGCGTAAGAGCACGACGCCTCCAGCACCCACGAGGCGTCGACCGTGCGATGCCCGAGGACCACCTGGAGGGCGGGCACTCTGCCGTGCGGGTTGGCGCGGATCGTGTCGATGAGGGCCAAGATTAACTCTCCCGGCTGAACTGGAGGTCGAGCTGCCAGAAGTCCAGGATCGGGTGTCGACGCTTCCCCGTCGCCTGGTCGAGGCAGGCCGCGGGGAACGTGACGCCGTCGCGGACGAGCTCGCGCGGCGTGACGCTCACGGCGGCCGTCAGAGTGTCGACGTCGGCCTCCGTGAGCCTCGAGGCTGTTACGGCAAGGGTGTAGTCGCCTGAGCCCGTGTCGATCTTGTAGTCGAAGGAACCGTTGACCGGAGAGAGCCGAACGATCCTCCGCTCCCGATTCCAGTCGGGCACGAGGTCGCCCGACCAGAACTCCTCGAACGTGACGCCGGCGTAGGTCGTGGCCATGATCCCTCCTAGCCCGTGACCGAGCCGAGCGGTCGGCGGCTGCGGCTGCTGATCTGCCCCTGGACGAGCTCGCCGAGCACCTTCGAGATCCTCTCGGCGAGGCGATCCTCGTCGGCCTCGTTCTGGACCGTCACATTGGCGATGAGCGGCCCGTTGATCACCAGACCCCGAGGCTCCGCGCCGACCGTGCTCGACGGCACGAGCGTCCTCTCGAGTCGGTCATTCGGGACGATCAAGCCCGGCATCCTCGGCACGAACACCTCGGGACCGCGCTCGCCGACGACGTAGGGAGAACCCGCCTGCACGGGACCGCCCGTCTGTCTCGGCGGTAGGGATAACTGCACCTCGGACAGCATCTCCGGCATGGTCCTCAGTGCGTCGGCGACACGGTTGAGCGCGACCTCGATGCCCGCGGGGAATGCAACGCCGATACTCCGGGCGGAAGTCGCGATGTCTGGGGCGCCCCGCGCGTCGCTCAGCATCCGTCTGGACTCGGGAGCCGTAAACACCTGAGCGCCCTTCGGCACGTAGGCGGTCGTCGGCCTCGGCACGTAGACGATCTCGCCCCCTCGCTCGGCGAGATCGGCGATCCCGCCGGGAGCGGAGCTGGTGCCCGATGCGAAGCCCAGCCGCCTCTCAGCGTCGGCGATCTTCTGGAGGTTCAGGTTGTCGATGTGGGAGCGGAGTGCCGCGAGCTTTGCCTCGGCCTTTGAGAGACCCGCCGCCAGACCCGCCGAGATGCGCTGGCCAATCGTCAGGCCGTCAGAGTAGGCGAAGCTGGAGGCCACCGCCGTCGCCTTGTTGACCATCGCGGCGGCCGCACTATTCACGCTCCCCTGCTTGCTGGGGATGCCTGACGCCGCACCAGCCCCCCAGGCCATGCCCGACGAGGATCCGGCCGCCCTGGCCGTGGCATCGACGGTTACGGGCATCTGGTTCAGTGCCGAGAGGGCCGCGCTGTTGAGGGTCAGCTGGCCGGCGGTGACTCCGCCCGCCGCGCCAGTGCTCCAGGCCGCTCCCGTCGAGGTTCCGTGCAGCTCGGCGTTCGGGAGCATGGACGTCGTCGCACCGCCGACAGTGGTGCTCATGTCCAGACCGAGGGCCGCCTGCTGGCTCTTGATGTCGGCGCCGAGGGAGTTTGCCCAGGCCTGCGCGGCGTCGCCGAGTCCGAGCGGCGCCCCCTTCAGGGCGTTGGCGAGCGGCTGGGCGATGTTGTCGAGGACCCACTGCTCTGCATTGAAGCTAATCTTGGGCATCTGGATCCCAGAGAGCCCTGCAAACAGGGAGTCGACGGCCCCCTTGGCCGTGCCGAAGGCCCCCGTGATCGCATCTCGGATGCCGTTGACCGTGTCGGTGATCGGCTTGGTCAGCCCATTCCAGGCTGCCTGAATCGCGGCTATCGTGTCAGGGACGATGGACTTGCCGACCAGGAGGTCGTAGATCGACTGGAAGCCGCCGACGATCAGGTCGACCAGTTGCTTGACCGGCTTCGGGATGACGTTGTCGACGAAGTTTTGCCAGTCACTCTTGATCGCGTCGAGGGTCGGCTGGAAGTCGATGGTCGGCAGGGTAATGGCCGGGAAGGCGAGGGTCGGGAGAGTCGGGAGAGTGATAGTCGGCAGATTTAGCCCCTTGATCCCCTCGTCCCAGTCCTTCTTGAGACCGTCCCAGAGGCCCTTCAGGTAAGGGGCCAGGGCTTTGCCGTCTAGCCAGTCACCGAGCATTGTCGAGAAGTCGACGGCCTTCTTCCAGGCGCCACCGATCCATCCGCCGATGCTCGCGAAGCCATCGGAGATAGTCGACTTCCAAAGCTCGATCTGGGTGGAGATGGTGGAACCTACGGATGCCACAGACTGCCCGACACTCGACACCGCAGCACCGATCGGTCCAGTGATCCCGCTCAAATCGATTGGCGTGTTCAGGGCCTTCCAGACCGTGCTCAACGTGCCTCCGAGCGCGGCGAACTGAGGGCCGATAAAACCTCCAACGTCAGAAGCGACCTTACCCAGGGTACTTCCCAGATCGCCTACGGCGGTTCGGAACCCTTCCGACGAGTTGTATGCGTAGATGAACCCACCGACGAGGGCAGCGATGGCCACTCCGGCGATGACAAACGGTGAGGCTACAATACCCGCCGCGGCAGCAAGGGCGGCGAGTGCGATTTCCAAGCCCGTCGTGGCAATGGCCGCCGCCGAAACCGCCACCGTATACACTGCGAGTTCTACGGCTATCGTCCCGAAGAATCCCATTACCGCCTTGCCGGAAGGCGACCCGAGCCAGTCGCCAAGAGACTTGAGAGAACTCATGAGGCCGTCGATAGCCGTAGTCACGTCGGCGGCCCCGATATCGGCCGCGCTCATCTTGACCTGGCCCCAGACGTCAGCCCACTTGATGCTTACCCAGACAGACTTCAGCCACTCAAGCACCGTGTTGGCGATGGGCGGGATGCCCGCGATGAGGCCTGAGCCAATGGAAGATGCTTCCGCCCAGACGTCAGCCCACTTCACGCTCTGCCACTGAGCCCCCAGCCAGGTCGTTACGTCGGAGACGATGCTGCCCAGAGCAGTCCCGATATCCGTCGCGACGCCAGTCACCTTCGACCAGACGTCGGCCCACTTGACGCCAGCGAACTGGTTGCCCAGCCAGGTGGTCACGCTCGACACGATGCCCGGCAGCTTCGACGCCAGATCGCCGCCAGTCACCTTGACCTTGGCCCAGACGGACGCCCAGTTGATCCCCGCGAACTGGGTTCCGAGCCAGGTCGTCACGGTGCCGGCGATACCCTTGGCAGTGGACCAGATGCCCGACCAATCGATCCCCCCGATGGCTCCCTGGACTTTGGTCAGCAGCCCCTCGCCGAGCCCCTTGAGCGTTCCCCAGACGTTTGCCCAGTCGATGCCCGAGAATATCCTCTTGATTTCCTCGGCCACCCCGGCGAAGTTGCCCGTCTGGAAGGCATTCTTGAGGATCTTGCCGAACTGGCCGATCTCCTCGACGACCATCTTGACCTTGTAGGCCATGTCGGGGCCGAAGATGTCCTGGAATGACAGATACAGATTGGTCCAACCCGCGCCCGACACGACATCGGCGACCCCGCCGAGCACCTTGCCGACCGTCTCGATCAGCGGCGTGATCTTCTCCAGCGCCCCTGGCAGAGCATCGCCGAACTTGGAGATCAGCGTCGCCACGGTCGGCAGCAGGGCGTTGCCGATCGTGTCCTTGACGTTCTGGAAGGCAGCCGCGATCTTCTTCTGACTCTGCTCGATTCCCGTGCCGTTCTTGGCCAGGTAGTCCTGCGCCTTGGCGGTGCCCTTCAGGATGAGTGAGAGACGAGCCTGGGCCATCGCGTTGTCCGAGACCGACTTTGTGCTCTTTGCCAGTCCGAGTCTGACGGCCTCTTGCTTGATCTGGGCCGTGGTAAGGACGATCCCATAGTCCTTCAGGCCCTTCGTCGCGCCCGTCACGCCCTTGTAGATGGCCTCGTATGCGTCCGCGATGGGGATGCCCTTCACCAGAGCCTCGGCGGAGGCGATCTTGAGGATCTGCTCCGCCATGGTCGCCGCTTTCGGCGCTCCGATGCCCAGGTTCTCGAGCATCAGGGCCGACTTTTCATTGAACCCGAGTGCCTCGCTCTCCGCGATGCCAAGGGACTGCGCGACCGTCTTGGACCAGTTGATGACTCCAGCGGCGCTCTTGCCAAAGACGGCGTTGGTCAGGGCGATCTGCTTGTTGAGGTTGACGGCCGCATTGACTGGCCCCATGATCGCGCTGGCCATTCCCCCGACGGCGATAATCATCGCCTTGATACCGATGGCCGCGAGTCCGATCTTGCCGAGGACCGACGTCAGCCCACCGATCGCACGGATGGGTGCCGTGAACGCGGACCCCAGCCCGCCGGCGGCCGTCCGAAGCGCGTTTATGGGCACCGCGGTGATTCGGCCCACGGCGGACGCGAGGGTCCCGACAGCGCGGATCGGCGCCGTGAGCACGGAGCCCAGGCCGCTGACGGCTCCTCGGAGCACGTTCACGGAAGCCGAGCTGATTCCGCCCACGACGGATGCGAGAGAGCTGGCTGCCCTCGCCGGAAGCGAGAACGCCGAACCGAGGCCGTTCACCGAGGAGGTGACGGCGCCCAACGAGAGACGGCCGAGCGCCTGGAGCGGTGATGCCAGCTTCGACGACAGGCTCGCGCCGACCGAGGCCATCTGCTGATTGACACCTGATAACTTCTGGCCCAGGCCGGCGAAACTCGACTCGATCTTCTTGGCCGCCGCGTCGGCTTTGGCCTTGGCCTCAGAGAGGTCCCGATCGAGCTGGTCGAGGGTCGCCCGGATCGGAACGACGGCTGTCCCGAGGATCGTCTCTCCTGCCACGGGTCCCTCCCTTCTGTGCGATCAAGTTGGCCGACAGCTGCTCGAAGTCACGCTTGCTCTTTGCCTGCTCCTCAGCGGTCAACTGCCGTGGCTTGTCTCCCCCGAGGAGCTTGTTGAGACTTGGCAGCCGCTTGCTCCGAGCGAGCGCGGCGGAGAGCCAGGCGAGGCGGATGTCGCGGGCTTGCGCTTGCTCCTCACGCCAGGCGTGGGCCTCGAAGACCGCGAACGTCTCTCGGGGCGTGAGTGACCAGAACTGTTCTACCGAGAGCCCCGCCCTCAGTCCGTCAGCCAGGAGACGGTCCCAATCCCAGGTGCCTGAGGCACCCTCAGGACTCAGCCCCTGGCCTACGCCGGGGGGGCGGGCTCATCCCCCTCAGCATCCTCCTCGACTTCCTTCTGCGGGCTGTAGCCGAGGACGTCGCCGATGGCGCTGAGCACGACCGGCAGCACGGCGGTGAAGCCGAGAGCGTCCATGACGTCGTAGGCGTCGCCGACCGTATAGGGTGCCTTCCTGCTCTTGGTATCCCGCCGTGCGTGCTCGAGCCCGATCGCGAGTAGCTGGACCGTGTCGCCCATCCCGAGGGCGTTGTTGTTCATCGCGTTGACGAACTGGAGCACGCTCTTTCCTGTCGCCCCCTCGGCCTCGACGAGCGCCCTGTTAGTGAAGAGGACGGCGAGCCTCTCGCCGTCCACCTCGAGAAAGCCCTCTCCTCTGGCCCCCTTCGGCATGACTCCTCCTCCTTCGGCGCTAGACTATGGGACCTTCACTAGAGAGGCCCCGTCTAGCATCAACTTAGAAGCTCATCCCAATCTCCATCGATCGACAGGCCGACCGAGACGGTCGACACATCCATGTCCGGGTGCGCCTCGCTCAGATCGGTGATGATGGCGCGCGCCTCTCTGGTTGGGACGCCATTGACGGACTGCTGCACCATGATGAAGTCGCGAGCCTTCTGCGCCGCGTCGAGCGCCTGGTAGGCGGCGTCCGACGGGATGTAGAGGGCATCGCAGGTGATCGTCACCGTGACACGGCCGGGCAGCACGCGGTGCGCCGCCGAGTCCTTCGACGAGGCGTCGATCTCGTCGCCTTTGCGACCGACCGTCGCGCCTCGCTGGCCGCCGAGGACGGTGTAGCTCGGGGACGACTCGGAGCCAGTGTTAACATACAAAAGTACGTCCGTTCCGCTGGTTGCTACCACGGCGGGGAGAGGCATGTTCAATCTCCTTTTGTGACTTGAGCATAACTAGAGCGTCCACCCTGGGGCGGACGCTCGGCAACGCTTTCGACAGGTTAGTCGGCAGTTGGGATGGTCAGGGCGGAGCTATACGTGCTAGCCCTGCGAGTACAGCTTCCCTGGCGTCGGCTCGAATTGCCTTTTCGCTCAGACGTAGCACGCGATATCCCCTCTCGCCAAACCAGGCATCTCGGTTATGGTCCCGATCCCTCATTCCAGGTAGCGAGTGCCAATAGAGACCGTCACATTCGACATCGAGTTGAAGATGCGGCACGAAGATGTCGCAGATGAACCTACCGACAACCTTCTGTTGCTCGAAGTCGACCCCGAGTGCTGTAAGGGCTTCTGCTACAGCGACCTCGATCGAGGTTGGTTTCTGGATGTCTCTGAGATAGGCGATCCCCTTCGCCCGAAAGTCAGGGTCTTCCCACCTCCCTTTGCGCTCCACGATCATCTGCTCTCGATACTCGGGATTCTGCCAATGCCTCTTGGATGCCTCGCCGATCTTCCTGATAGCCTCTGGACTCTGCCTGTCCGCCTTGGTCCAAGCTCGCTTTTCAGGGGAAATGGACTTGCCTTTCGTCGAGCTTGGGCGTCCGGTGATGGCCTTCAGCAGTGCGGCTCTGTGTGATTCCGAGATGGGGCCGCGCTTTGTGCTTTTGCGACCCTCGGCGATCGCCTGTCTGATGGCTTCCCCGATATGTTGCCGATGTTCGCCAGAGAGTGGAATTCCCGACTTGTGCCCCGCCTTTGCCTTGTCGGTATCGCCGTGGGCTCGCCAGCGTTTCCAGTGCATCGAGCACCAGCCGCGAGCCTTAGCTGGCCGGTCGCAGCCCTCGACTGAACACAACGGCTTCATTCGGCTGTCTCCGGTGGAGCCTTTGGCGCGTCTGCGATTCCCTCCTGACGTGCTCTCTCTCTGACCAGTAACTCGATGGTGCTGGCCTGGCTCAAACCCAGTCGGCCTGACAGTAGCAGGAGCAAGCGACGGCACTCGTCTGACAGGGTGTAACTCGTCTTGCGCTTCATACCGTAATACTACCGCGCTATACGGTATGCGTCAAGGTTAGCTCGTTAGCTTGTTTCCATCATCGTGTAGCGAACGCTCACGATTCTTCCATAGGCTTCGGGCTCGTCGGCCTGGGTCGGACCTTGAGCCACCGCGACGAGGACCTGGAACCCGTCTACCTCCAAGCGATAGCGATGAAGCAGCGCGCGGACCCGCTCGGCAATCTGCTCGACGACGATGGCCGAGCCACCGGCGGGCGCGTAGCAGCGCGCGTCGCGGGTGAGCCGCCGGCCCCGCGTCGTCTTCGAGTCGAAGGGCTCGTAGGTCACTTCGCCGACCGCGACGACGTAGGGCAGTTCGGCGTCTTCGGGCACGTCAGCCGTGAAGACGGCAGGCGCGCCTCGGTAGGTCGCCAGAAGAGAAGCGAGGCTGGCGTCGCCGCTCAGCCTCGCGTGGATCGACTCAGTCAGGTTACCCATAGGCTTACCCCTGCGCGATCAGGCGGACGATTTCGGAGGCGTTGCCGAACACGGCCGGGCGAAGGTAGGGGTGCGCAGGCACTCCGCGACTGGTCCCCATTTCCTGATAGATTCCGTAGAAAGCCGGCCCCGCCTTCACGCCGACCCGTCCGACGATCGCGCTCGGCTCGGCCTCGACCTCGTGAGCGATCTCGCTTCGGAGCAGACCAGTCCGTACTGGCGCCTTCGCCTTGGCCTGGCCCTCCGCGAACTCGCACGCCTTGCCGATCCCGCTGGTTATTCGGCGACGAATGGCGACGAGGAGCTTCTCCTGATCCCAGTTGACGACGTACTCGCTCACGACCCCAACTCCTCGACCGTCGGCTTCTGCACCTGGTAGGCGTCGATTTCCAGGTGATGCCCGCTGTAACTCGGCTCTCTGACGGCGACTACCTCGACGACGACACCCCCCAGCGTCAGCAGGTCCTCCCGCTGGACGTCCTCGTCGGCGGCGCAGTAGAGGACGTGGGAGACGTACGCCTGCTGCTGAGCCGCGACCGTCCGCTCGTAGGCGCTGGCGGGTCGGAGTCGTCCCGTGAGCGCGCCTCGATCCTCGTAGCCGACCGCCCAGCCGCCCTGGCCGTCGGAGGTCCTGGTCGGGCGGAAGTGGCGGAGTTCGTGGATGTAGAGCGAGCGGATCGACACCTAGCGCCTCCTCGCCGCGGCGGCAAACTGCTGGCGGTAGAAGTCCGCTTCCTCCGGCCGACAGCAGACGGTCCGTCCGGGCGCGATCTGGACGTGGATCAGGCGGTTGTCCCCCGAGATGCGGTGCGCGTTGCTCGGGCTCGTCCGCGCCGTCTTGGTTCCGAAGCGATGGTGCAGCAGCGTCGTCTTGACCCCTTCTCGGCAGTTCCAGGTGTAGGGCACCGTCAGGTAGAGCGCGTCTGACCGCAGGAGCGCCCGGAGGAGCGCGACCTGCTCGTCCCAACCCTGGAACCGCAGCCATTCCTCGGCCCAGAGGTCGAACAGCCGCTCGACCGCCGGAGAGCGTCGCCAGAACAGCATCCCGCTGTTGTGGTAGAGCAGCAGGGGCGTGCCGAGCCACTCGGACGTCCAGGCGCGCTCGTGGTGCTCGCCGATCGAGCTCCCGATGGTCCGCGTCTCGGTCTCGGCGACGACGAAGTCCCATCGATCTAGCAGGTCGAAGGCCCGCTCGGGCGAGACTCGGAAATCCGAGTCGGCGTCCACGTAGAGCGACTGATCGAAGGACGAGAGTCGGTAGAGGAGCGGCTTGACCCGACCGGCACGGAACTGAAAGCCGATCGGCTGTGAGCGATCGAAGGGATCGACCTCGATCTGCGTGAACCGCACGCCCTCCCGTGCCTGGTAGTGCTGCCCGGCCACGGCGTCGCCGACGACGAGGACCGGCATACCGGGTGCGACTTTCCAGAGCGACCGCATGCTCTCGTCGGCGTCCGTGATCGCCCGCTCGCCCCAGGCCATGTAGACCACGCCGCGAGTCGTCACTTCACCCCTCCTGAGGCGGGCTTCGGCGACGGCCTCAGCCTCCGAAACGCGATCGTGTAGTCCCTGAGTCCGACGAACTCCCAGCGTGGCTCCGTCACGTCGTCCCGCTCACTTGCCCACCACTCCGAGACGGCCTGGCAGACGCCCGGCACCGAGGGATAGAACATGTCGTGGAGCGCGACCACGCCGCCGACCTTGACTCGCGGTGTCCAGGCCTCGAGGTCCCGCGCGACCGCCTCACGCGAGTGGTCGGCGTCGACGAACAGGAGCGCGATCTCGTCCTGGTGATGGTCGAGCGCCTCGTCGGAGGTCATCTCGAGGAGCGCCGGCGGGTTCAGCCCGACACCCTCGAGGTTTCGGCGCCACCGGGCCGCCGATGACTGCGTCTTCTGGGTTGGGATCGAGACGAACGGATCGACGGTCGTGAGCGTCGCGCCCCAGATCGCACCCGCCTGAAGCAGGATGCTGGTCGTTCGGCCCATCCAGCAGCCGAGCTCGACGAAGCGCCCCCTCCGCCGTGCCAGGCGGTAGAGGAAGCGCGCCTCCCCTTTGCGGTAGAGGCCGGGTATCCGCCAAGCCGTCTTGATCGCCGCGTCGACCTCCTCGTCGGCTATCCTCACGCCGGCGCCCCCTCTCGCCTGGCCGCGCGGTGGTTGTGCCAGACGAACTGAGCGAGCGGTCGGTGGTGGGTGTTCCAGCACTCCCGCACCGCGACGACTCGGACGGGATTCTGTGCGAGCGCCCGAAGCAGCGCCATCTGGTCGTGTCGCTGGAAGCGGAGCCACTCGCGATGCCACGCCTGGAAGAGCGACCGCGCCCGCTCGGACCGGCGGAAGAAGATTACGCCGCTGTTCCAGTAGAGCAACTCGTCGGTCGGCAGCTCGGCCCGCGTCGCCGCGACCTCGGCGGGGTCCAGGTGAGGCCAGTGGTTCTGGCTGAAGATCCGGGTCGGGTCCTGCGACAGCACGACGTCGCCGTAGTCGAGGAGTCCAAAGCCCGGCTCGGGGCTCGCCAGCACCTGGGTGTCGGCATCGAGGAAGAGCGTCCTGCGAAAGGGCGAGAGGCTGTACATCCTGGTCTTCTGCGCCCGCGCGCCGCGGTCGACCTCGACGTGAACGATCGAGTGGTCGGCCCCAGGGAAGGGCGTGTCCGAGACGACGGCGACGGGGAGGGTCGGCATCTGGGCTCGCAGGCTGGCGATGCTGGTCTTTGCCTGCTCGCGCGCCTTGTCGCCGTAGGCACAGTAGAGCGCGCCCCTGTCGGCGATGATGTGGCGGAACGCGATCATGGTGCCGGCTTGCTCGACTTCGGCCCAGGAATCGCTCCGCCACTCGTCGACGGCGGTCTGGACTTCCGGCCGGTCGAGCGTCGCCTTCCGCGCCTTGCCGTAGTCGTGGACGCAGATGGCCCCGCCGGGCTTTACCTTCGGCGCCCAGTTCGCCAGGTCGTCGCGGCACTCCTCGTAGGAGTGGCCGGCGTCGACGTGGAGCAGGTCGACGGTCTCGCCGAACCCGTCGGCGGCCTCCGTCGTCGTCGCGTTGACGATCGTCGGCGAGAGGCCGAGCCTCTGGAAGTTGGCCCGCGTTTCGGCCTCAGTCGAGCCCTGGTAGCCACGATGGCTCATGTCGCCGAACGAGTCGACGGCCCAGGCGCGCGCCTTCGAGCTCGTCAGCATCATAGCGGCGAGACTTCGGCCCTTGAATGTGCCCAACTCGACGATCGACCCGGCTGACCGCGCCATCCGACAGAGGAGCGCGAGCTCGTCAGTAGTCATCAGCCCAGGGATCGCCTTCGCGGCCTCGGGTATCTCAGCTATCATCCCCCGCCGTTCCTGAGCGCTTCATTGATGAGGCGCTGACGGTAGCTGAAGTCGTCAACCACAAGCTCGGCGACGGCCCAGTTCGCGCCATCCGCGCCGACGCCAGTGCTCACCTGCTCTCTGAGCGAGGCCGCGTGTTTGCGGAGACTGTCCGCGACCCGCGACCCGTCGATCTGGTAGTCGCCAAGCCTGATCGATCCTTCTACGATGGCCCGTTGATCCGCAATGCTGTCCAGCGCGTCGGCCGCCGCCAGGCGATCATCGCCCTCCAGCGTGAGGAACGTCGTGAGGTCGGTGTCGGAAATGAGCGTGTGCTGGTAGGCGACGACGATCTGAGTGCCCGGCGCGGGCGCCGCCACGAACGTCACGAGCCCGAGGTCTGCGTCCACCGTGTAGGCGGCCGCCAGTTGCAGCACGCCCGACAAGTACACCTTGACGGTGGCGGCGATGAGCGGCGGATTCTTCACCTGGAGGTCGAGCTCGCCACTCGCGACGAACGTATCGCGCGCGAGCTGCGCACGATCAGGGATCAGGGCGCGGATGGTTGCGATGGTCAAGCAGCACCTCCAGGGGCGGGAATGAGACTGCCCCCGCCTCGCGACAGGGGCAGCGGGTCAGATTAGCAACCTACCTACGTAGCGGCGACCTGTGCGTAAGTTGCGCGTGGATCCAACCTGGCAGCCGAGCAGATGTGCCGGACCCGATACATGATGTTGTCGCTGGCGAAGTCACCCGAGTAGGGCGACATCAGAGCACCGCCGGTCGTCGCCTTGTCGGACGCCTTCATCACGACTTCAGGAGACTCCTGGCCCCGGAGGAAGTCGACCTGCACGGCCGCCCGGACGTTCGGATCGGCGAACAGATACCAGGTGAAGTCGTGGTTGCCCGAGGTGTCGACGATGGGCAGCAGCGGGTTGACGCAGAGCTGGAGGTTGAGTTGCGAGATCACATTCGCCTGCGGCAGCGGCACGTTCGCCGTCGTCGTGACCATCTGGTACGCCGAGTTCAGGATCTGGAGCGCCCGGATCTTCAGTCTGGGCGGGACCATCAGGACAGCACCCTCGAGCCCGAGCGGTCGACCGAGGGAGTCCTGCTGAGCCGACATCAGCCCGATCGTGGTCTCGAGGTTCGTGATCGAGAGCGGCAACGCGCCGAGGTTGGTCACGTTCTGGGCATCGGCAGCGTCCGCGATGGGCGCGCCGTACAGCAGCGCGTTCGGGCCAGCGGCTTGCGCGACTGCCATCGTCGCCAGGTAGGCCTCGGTGTAGAGCGCAGCATCCGCGAACCGCTGCGGGATGTCGCTGAATGCGCCGAGGACGTCGTTGACGATGGCCTCGAAGCTGACGTCGAACGCGCCGCCCCACTTGGCGAGCTGGCGGTGGTAGTGGCCGTTCGAGGTCGTCATCAGCGGGTAAGGCGCCTTCTCGGCGACTTGGGCCAGCAGACCGTCGTTGCCCTGGACCTTGTGGGCCTCGGCGATGTTGAAGTTCGGCAGCGTGCCGCGCTTCGCGAACATCCGCCAGTTCGGAGTCGCGAGCGAGTAGCGGGCCAGCAGGTCGCGCTCGATGATGAACCCGAAGAGGTTGGGGAAGTCGGCCGTCGTGATGGCCTCACGGAGCAGGTACTCCTGCTTCCACGAGGGCAGTCGCTGGCTGTTGCCCATCAGGTCGATGAGACGTCCCACCGCGGCCTCGTTGATCCGCGTGGTGGTGACGGGGTTGAACCCGTCCCAGGACTCCATCAGCTGGAGGAGCTCAGGCACTGTGATTCTCCTATCCGCCACGCAGATCGGGCGGTTGTTTCTCTGAGGATGCGAAAGGGGCCGAGTGTCTACTCAGCCCCCTGCCAGGATCGGATGGACGCTTGGGTTACGCGACGACGAGAGCCTGAACGAAGACGGTGCAGCCGATCTGGCCGGCACCGCTCGCGCGGACTCGAGTGATGCGGAGGGTGCCGCCGGCGGCGATCTCCCAGTTCGCGTCGTCGATCGTGCTGGCCCGGATGATGGTCTTGTCGGGGGTGTTGTTCATCGCCATCACGTCGGTGATCGCGCTCGCGGCGTTCTTGATCGTGATGCTGTTGGCCTCGGCGCTGGCCTGGTTCGCGGTCTTGACCAGCCAGACGTTGACGACCCGGACCTTGTGGAGGGCGCTGACCACGACGTCCTGATCACCCGACGCGGCGTCGGCGCTGGCGATCTGGAACATGATGGGGATGCCGCCGATGGTGTTGGCGTCGGCGACGGTCTTGACGACGGTGCCATCGAGAGAGGCTGGCGCGAGCTTGGCCTGAGTCCAGATGGCGTCGGCGAACAGCGCGCGGGTCGGAGCATCGGCAGCGAACGCGCCGTCGGCGATGAGCTGAAGCAGCGCGGCGTTGGCGATGCTATCGGTCGCGAACTTGGCGAGGACCGTCGCGACGTTGAAGAAGTTGGCAGCGAAGAGCGCCCGTCCCGTGGCGTCCGCCGAGATCGCCCCAGCGGCGATGTTGGCCGAGTTGATCGTGCCCGCGCCGATGGTGCCACTGCCCGGCGAGGGAACGTGGAGGACGCGGATGCTGGCCGTCGCGCCGACGCCGACGGTCGCGCATGCGAAGCCGAAGAAGCGACCAGCCGGGTTGTTGCTGATCGTGCCGGGCGCGCCGTCAACATAGAAGAGCGCGTCGCCGAGTGCGATGCTGCCGCCGACGGTGTCGGTGACGGTGAGGGTCCAGACGCGATGACCGAAGTCGACCGTCGCCTCCAGGGCGGTGTTGCCGCCGCCCCCGGCGACAGTCAGAGCGACGCCCGTGGCGACGCCGTAGCGGCAGGGTCCGCCGGCGGCCGGGGCGACCGGGTTGGTGACGACGACCGACAGCCGGTCGGCGTACTCGAAGACCTCGTTGGTGGGCATTTCTGGATCACCCTTTCAGCCGGCTTGCCGGCTACGTTCCTTTGGCTGTGCCAGGGATCAGGCGCCAGCGGCGAGTTCCGCCATCTTCTCGGCGTCGGCCAGTGACTTACCCTGGCGGAGGTAGATCTGCTTCCAGGATTCCTTGAGGTTGATCGCCGGCGGGGTAGCGCTCGTCGTGCCGAGCCCCTTGATCGGATTGCCGCCGGTCAGCGCCGCGACGTAGTCGGCCTCGACTCGGATAGCCTCGGCGATCGCGGTCCCGAAGGCTTCGACGTCGAGCGCGCCGTCAGCGACGATGGGAGCAGCCACCAGCGACACGGCGAGCCGAGCTCGGGTGATCTCTGGCAGCTTCGACTCGGCGAGCTTCTGACTCACCAACTCGCGGGCCGCCCCGAGCGCGATGGCCTCCTTGAGCCTGGCGACGTCGGCAAGCAGCGTCGCGTTCGCCTCGCGAAGGGCCTGGGCTTCCTGTTCCGTCACGTTCTGCTCCTTTGGGGCGAGCGGCCCCTCGTTGTCGCCCGACACGGCGCTTTCGCGCTGCTGAGCGGGCGTATTCCTGCCCCTGGCACTCTCGAAGAGCTGGACGGCCTGGCCGCCAGCGCCGGGGACCGTTACCCAGTCGGTCGAGAACGCCTGAGTGATGCCCTCGATGATCTTGCCCTTCCGACCAGCAACCTCGCCGTCCTTGCCCATACCGGACGCTCGAATGCTGACCCCGATGTGCGGGGCAAGCTCGGAGACCGTCGCCCGGTACGGCTCGAACACCTTGGCGCTCGCGTAGAGGCCGGGACCGACCGGGCCGGCCTCCTCCCACTGAGCAGGTGATGTGAGCACGCCGGCGAGGTCGCGGAGGCTCCGCTCCGGTCGGTCACGCTCCTCGGACTTCGACGGATGGTCCCAGTACATGTGGAGCCCTTCGGCGAACTGCTTCGGGCCGTCCCGCTTGAGGAGTTCGGGAGAGTAGTAACCGCTCGATCCCCAGCCGGGTGCGATCAGGCGGAGCTTCGCCGAGCCATCGGCGCTAACCGCCTTGGCCTCCACGAGGGGGATCACGTCACCGCGCAGTTCGATTACCTCCGACTCGGAAGAGATCGATTCCTTGATCCCCTCCGGCATGTCGGCAGCGGACTTGTCGGGGTTCGCCTTCTTCCAGGCAGCACGGACCTTCGCCTTCGCGGCTGCCACGTCGGCCACCGGCAGATCAACCTGCTGGCCACGGTTGCCGCCGGGAGAGAAGGCCGCGGCAGCCGCCCCGACGATCGCGGGGTCTGGATCGCCACCTGGCGTCGAGGTCAATCGGAGCTTCCAGGAACCCGGCGCGTCCGATGGCGTGTAAGCCCAGTCGGACTTCGGATAATGCTTGCCGTCGACGGTCTTGGTCGGCGCGCCGGCCTCGGAGATATTCGGCGACGAATCTCCGTCCGCCTCGCTTGCCCCCGCGGCCACTGGCACGTAACTCGTGACCCTCTCGACCTCAACGGGCGTTCCGAGCGTCACCTGACCATCCAAGAGCGTGTAGCTGACCTGGTAGGTCTTGCTCGAATAGGAGGCCGCCATCTCCAGCTCGACCGAGTAGATAGCGGAGTCGGGGTAGGTGGCGATCAGCCAAACGTAGGTGTTCTGCCCGCCCCCGATCTTGGCTTTGATAGCGTCTCGGATGAGCGACTCCTGCTCGTCGTAGGAGAGCGCCTCCTCGAGGGCGAGGCATGCAGCAGCCTGCTGCTCGGCAGATATTGCGCTCTCCGACAGCGAGGCCAGCACGGCTTGGAGCGCGGCAAGCGCATTTCGGATCTTGGCTTCGTTTGCCGCCGAGAGGACGCGACCCGCCTCGGCGAGGAATGCCAGTCGTCCTATCAGAGTCTTCGGGTCCATCGTCTACTCCTCAGCCGCATCGAGCGAGCATAAACAGTTCGACCTACAGTCCGTTCCATGAGCTGGCCAGACGCCGCCCGCCTGCCACTCGGCCGCCGTCTTCGTCTGTCCGTCGTTCATCAAGCAGGTGTCACAACTATCGGTCGCGTGGCGTACCCAGGTCAGCCGCTCCTCAGGCGCATCGCCGAGCGAGGCTGCCCCGAAGGCGTCGCGCATCCCGCCGCCGTAGAGCGCCGCCCGAGCGATGACGAACATCGTCAGAGCCTTGCCAACCGCGATCCTCGCTTTCACGGCGTCTCTGAACTTGGCAAGGTAGCCGTACTGGGCGATGATCTGGGCATTGGCCGCCTTGCGCTCGTCAGCCGTGAGCCTGACCTGATTCGGCGCCACACCCCGAGACTTCGCCAGTCCCAACCGATAGCCGTCTAGCACGTGGTCCTGCACGACGACCTGACTGCGGTAGTACCACTGATCGACCGTGATGGCGCCCGAGCGCATCTCGGCGGCGAGCTCGCGCATCTTGCCCTGGAAGACGGCCTGCTGATCGGCCAACTTGGCGGCGTAGTCATAGGCGCGGGCCTCGAGGAGGTCGGCCATCAGTCAGTCAGCCTGGCGTCCGACTCGGCCTCGAGCGCCGCCCAGGCCGCATCGTCGTCAGGGTCGGGCAGCTGCACTTCGGACGGCTCGACGGCCTTGGCAGCCTCCTGCGCGGGCTGAGCCTGTGCGGGAGTCGCGGGCAGATTCTCGGGTGATGCCTGCTGTCCTGGTTGCTGCACCTGTCCGCCTCCCTGCTGTGCTGTTTGTTGCTGTGCCAGCGCATCAGCCTGCTGCTTCGCCTGGGCTGCTGCCCTGTCCTGCGCTGCTTGGGCGTCAGCCTCAGCCTTCGCTTTCGCCGCGTCGTGGGCGACGACGAGCCTCTTCATCACCTCGTCGATGTCGTTGACCCCGAGGCTCGACAGGATCAGGTAGATATAAGTCTCATAGTCAAGTGTGTCGGCCCACGGCTGGCCATTCAGCGTCGAGGCCGAAATGATCGACCCGATCCGCTTCTCGGGGTCGTGCTCGACGAGTGGTGGGAACGACACGGTAACGTGCTTGTCCGCGTCCTCTGCCAGGTTCGCCTGCTGGTCGAGCACGTACCTGAGGATGCGCGTGATCACACTGGCCCAGAGTTTCTGACGATCGCCGAACTTCAGTTCTGTCGGGCGGTCGAGGCTCTGTGCCGTGGCGAGAGACCCGACACTGGCATCGCCAAAGAACGTCTCCGGGAGTCCAAAGCCCGCGAATGCCATCAGGGCGAGTCGCCGACTCTCGTCGGGGTTGATGGTCGCCCCGCTAGTGCGGACGGGATCGAGCGAGGCGCCTGTGGGCGTGACGGCCATCGAGCCCGTGACAGGCGAGGGGTTCGTCTCCCCTGATGTCGAGCCGACCGTGGTCGAGAACTTGGTCGCAACTCCCTGAACCGCCTTCGTCCCGCCGGGCGTCTTGGCGATCCAAGCGAACCGGGAGAGTGCGCGGGCAACCGTCGCTCGATCCTTCTGGAACTGGGCGTAAGCCTTCGTCCAGGGGATCGACTGATACGTCTCAGGCAAGCCGTAGAGCGAGTCGCCGAGGCCACCCACCTTGACGTGGAAGACGGTCGTTTCCTGGACTTGGCCGCCGAGAAGGTCTCCGGGCTCTTGCGCCGTGTCGGGCTTGCCGATGTCCGGATAGAGCGCGGTCCGCTGCTCAATCTTGCCGTCGAGGCCCTTCTGAGACCACGCTCGCCTGTACCACCAGACCTCGAAGGCATCCTCGGGGTTCGTGATGATGTCGGTAATCTCGCCCGGCGGCAGCCTCCGCAACTTGACGGTGCCTGTGGTCGCATCGGCGAAGAAAGCCCAGTAGAGGTCGCCGTGGATCTGGAGATCGATCTCGGCTTGCAGCATCCCCTGGTGCGAGTAGAGGATGGCCTGATTGCTCGGCTCATCCATGTGCTGTTGGACGATCTCGTTGACCGCTTTGTCGGGTGCCCCGATGCTGACGCCCTGGCCGAACACGTAGCTTGCCTGGATGTTGACGGCCCTGTTGGTCAGAGGGTCGTTCAGATAGGCGAGCCGAGAGAGTGTGCGGGCGCGCTTCCGATCCTCGGCCGTGAGGTCGCCATCCTGGGAGGCCCCGAGTCCGATCCAGCCCACGTCCTCGCCGGCGAGCGACAGCAGGTGACTGTCCAAGATCGATTCTCGCAGCTCGTCGCGGTAGAGGTCGGCGTTGGCATGGGCCGTCCGCAACTCCTCGCGCAGGGCAGACTCAGCGGGCTGAACCACGAGTGCTTGCCCTTGCTGCCGCCGTCGCTTGCTCACCTGCTACCTCTTACCAGGAGCCGATCTTGACCTGCGTCTGACCGTTTGCCCAGGCCGTGAAGGCCGCAGCCTCGAGGTCGGCGCGCGCTTGCTCGAAGGTCTCCAGGATCGCCCGCTCACCAACCCAGCAGGCCAGGCAGAGCGCGAGCAGGAGGTCGTCGTGCTGACCCGATCGCGCTTCCAGCGTCTCGTAGCCCGACTCGGAGAGCTTGCCGTCGAACACCTCGAGCTCGTGGACGAGCGTCTCGGCCTCCGGAAGGGCCTTCGCGATTCGCAGGCGCTCGGCCTGGAGCGCCACCTGGACGGCGCCCACGAGCTCCCGCTTCGGCACCGTGAAGCCCAGATCGGTCGCGTTGGGCTGGCGCCCGGCCGTGATCGTCACCCCGACGTGAGGAAGCCCGGCCAGCGTGAACAGGTTGCCGACCGCGATGCCGACGCCGCCGAGGTCGATCCCGAGGATGGGCGGAGGCGAGAGTCGTCGGGCAAGTTGGCCGACGTCGGCGACGATCCGGGGATAACTGGTCCCGAGCGGCCACCGCTGGAGATGCCGGCAGCGGAAAGACACCGGCGGGCCGATCAGGACGTGCTCGATCGGACGGGCGACGTGATACTCGGGGTCCTCGCCCTGAGTCGTCAGCCGCACCTCCGTGCCATTACACTCGACCGCCGCGAGCGCGCTGTAGTCGGAGCGCTGGCCGAGGTCGAGTCCGAGCGTCGTTAGCGTCACATCCCCACCTCGGCAAACAGCGGCTCGTCGTCGACGAGCGCTCTACCTGCCACGAGCCCTGGGAACAGCGGCGCCAGGTCCTCGTCAAGCGCTCGCGCTATCTGCTCGAAGTTGAACACCGAGAACGCGGAATCCTCAAAACTGCACTGGTACTCCTGGTTGTACAGCCGCTCGCCCAAACTCTTCCGCTCCTCGGCGAGAAAGGCGGCGGGAATCCGGGGGCAGGTCTCCGCCTTCACCTCGAACCGTCGCCAGCTCTCTTCTGATATCCACGCCTTGTGCCACCAGCCACGCTTGCCCGCTGGCGTCGAGAGGGCGATCAGCCGTCCCCCGCTGACCGCGAGCATCGGCCGGACCGCGGCGATCAGCTCGTCGGGCACGCGCGACGCCTCGTCGACGACGATCAGCCGCACGCCGCTGAATCCTCGAATCGTCGCCTCGCTGCTCGGTAGGCTGATGATCCGCGAGCCGTTCTGTAGCTCGAGCGTCAGTTTCGTCTCGGCTTCCGGCGGTACGGGCCGATCGGCGAGACGGTAGGCATCCAGGCACTTTCTGAAGAGCTCGCCACTCTGGCGGAGGCTGGGCGACAACAGGATGATCGGCGACTTAGGGACGAAAAGCGCCGTGTGAACTGCCAGAATCCCGGTCGTCGTCGACTTCCCGCATTGGCGGCTCGCGTTGACGAGCACCCGAGGGTCGCTACTACGCAGCAGGTCCGCTTGCCACGGATCGGGCTCCGTTCCAATCGCCCGAGCAAAGGCAGCGGCATCGATCGCGAGCGCCAAGTCACTTCCGAACACGGGACCCGTCCTGACTTGGCGCCTCCAGGGTGAGGAGCGACGTCGACACGCTCGCCCGCGCCTCCGGGTAGGGTTGGAGAGCCAGCAGCATGGCCGTTCGGACGACGAGCCACTCAGGCGCCAGCAACACGTTCACCTGGGGTCGCTTATCGAGCTCGCCAATGAGCTCGGCGAGGAGCTCGATCTGCTGGCCGAGCTGGGCGACCACCTTGACGGTCAACTCCCGAATGTCGGCGTGCTTGGTCTCCCAGTGCTCGACCTCGAGCCCCTTGTCCTCGAAGCGCTCGATGAGCGCCGACGCCGGTACCTTCTTTCGGCGCTTCACCCCGTCGGGGTCCCACTCCCAGTAGACAACCTCGACCTCCTCGGCCCTGGGCTCGAGCGTGTAGCGGCTCGAGTCAGCCGGGTCGGTCAGCCAGACGTCGCAGGCCCCCCGAAGCTTGTGGAGCGTCTCGAAGACCTGGCGGAGCTCCTCCATCACGTCGAGTGCGCGCGCTTCGTCGGCCGCCTGCTTCGCCTCGACGACACCGGCGGCCAGGTGGTCGGCCTTGTGACGCTGCACCGCCGTCGGACTGAGCCGATACCGTGCCGCTATGTGCCGTATCGACTCACCGCCGACGATCGCCAACTCAATCGCCGAGCGCTCCGGGTGAGCGCAGATCGTGCAGGTTCTCGGCACGATTCCTCCTCACCAAGCGCCTAGTCCGTCCGCTTCCGTCTCGGCGTCCTCTGCTTCGGCGGCCAGTCCCAGTCGGGCAGACGGTTGCCGCGGTCGACTCGGTCCTGCTGGTGGATGGTGCGGTAGTAGAGCAGGTGCGCCCGCTGATCGAGCATCATCTCAGCGAAGGCGTCGAGGCGCCGTTTGATCGACTGGTACTGACTCGGCGTCACTGCCGCCTCCCTGTTGCCATCAGGCAGAGTGAGAGGATGAACACCAACAGCATCAGGATCACCAAGGCCGGCATCAAGAATGGCAGCATACCCGCCCCCAGTTGGCGTCTACCCAGGCGCGAATCCACTGCTCGTCTGCAAGGTCGCCTCGAAACATTGAGCCTCCCAAGGGCGACTCGCCGATGCAGAGAGAGATCAAGTGCAGGTACTGCGGCAGGTTGGCGTCGCGCGCGATGGCCACGGAGAGGACGCGGTGGTGTAGGCGAGTGAGTTCGTCGGCGATGATATCGATGGCGGGCGCGAATAGCATCGGCCTCGCCTCTATCGTGCGCTCTGGGGCAAAGAGAAACGCCCGACCAGGAGATCGGGCGTCGGGCCAGGGTTGTTCGCCCTGGAGGAGTTCGGGAGAGACCAAGAGGACACAACAAAGCCGCCGAGTAGACGGCTGGTCACATTCTCTCAGACTACACTTTACCATAGGTCCGAAGCGGTTTGTGCGGCTTTTGCGGCTTTCGCGGCAACTAGTTTTTCCAGGCACCCAACTTGCCCGCGATCAGGTCAAACCCCCGATCCATTCGCTTTCCGATGGTTTCGCGGTACAGGTGAAACATCTCCCCAAGTTGATCATCGGTCAAGTCGCCATCGAGATGTTCGGAGATGATCCGATGCAGGTCAGGATACTCGACCTCAAGTGCCTTCCACGCGAGAGCCAGGGGCGATCGGGTATGCTCCTTGTCGAGGTAGGTAATGAATGCGTTAGCGAGTGCCAGACCTCGCACGGCGACAGGATAGCCCCCAGCCTCGACGACGACTCCCCCCACGTCCTGATGACTGTTGATCAGGCCAGTGTACTCAGTCTCCTTAAACTTGTCGTAGAGGATGTGGAGGTCGCCATGGATGGCGTCCCGAATACCCTGCCGCCGCTCCGCACGTCGCTCCTCGGGCGTCTTCTCCACGGGCACGGGGCGTGGGAAGACCTGCGTCGGTAGTTGAGTGCGATTGTGCTTCGACACTGCGATCATCTCCTGTCCCCTCTCTGCCTAGACGCTGATCCAATTCCGATGGATGCACACGGCCATAGCTGACGTGCGGTCGGGCACTCCGAGTTTCCGATAGATGTTAGTCAAGTGGTTCTTGACCGTCTGGTCGCTGATGCCCAACTCGCGAGCGATCAGTTTGTTTGTGCAGCCGACAGCAACCTTGGCCATCACCTCCAACTCCCGCGAGCTCATCAAGCAGTCACTCAAGTCTGTTGCGATGACCCGAACGGGCAAGGGCATGCCGGCAGCAACGAACCGACCAGGGCAATCCAAACATTCGGAGAACCGCAGTATGACCGGCATGTCAAGCTTTGTCATCTCGTCTCCTTGCCCACTCGTTCACTCTGAGAATCAGTCAGACTCTGGATTCTCAGGTTTAAGTCTCCGCGTCTGCCAGAGAAGGTCGATGGACTGGGTAAGCACGATGAATCCCCAGAATATCGAGCCTAGCCACGCCTCATGGATGACGTTCGCGCCGAGGAGGAAGGCCCCAATGGTGAGCACCATCAGATTGATCTTGACGCTCACTCCTTGGCCTCCTTGCCCTGGTCTCCCTCGTCAGGATCGCCCGTCGAGTAATACTCGACGTCCTCCATGACCTCATGGATGGCGGGGTCGGTCAGCACGGGCACCCGTGCGAGGGTTGCAGTTGCCGAGGCCTCCTTGCCGTCGAGGGCGGCGAGGGCGGCGTCGAAAACTTCCTGTGCCTCGAACACGTGTGAGTCGAGTCGTGCGACTGTTTCCGCCCATTGCGCGTAGGATTGGGCAGACACGTCGTACTCGGGCAACTGGGCTAACTCCCTTTGCGCTCGCTTCATATTCCTCGCCGCCACAGCCACCGCTTCGAGGAGTCGCATGCGCTCTCTATCCTGCTTGGCCTTCGCCTCGAAGTCGCGTATCACGTCGCGGAAGGACGCCGTTTGCCACTCACTCACGGTTGTGCCTCTGTCACTGCGAGATAGACCTGACGGTCTAACTTAACCTTGCCGCTCTTTCGGAACGACCTGCGACGCGCCGAATCCTGACGATGGCACTCTCTACATCGTCGCCTACCCTTGTTATAGGTCACATTCGAGCCTGACAGTAGATGTCCTTTCGGACAGTGAATATGGAGGCTTTGCTGATGGCTGATGCTGTTCTCGTGAAGCAAGTAATGCTCAGTTGCCCTTACCAACATAAGGTGATCGGGATTGACGCAGCGGCGATTTTCACAAAAGTGATGCAGACTATAGCTATCAGGAACCGGCCCGTTAACCCATTCCCAGGCAAGACGGTGAGCATACACGCGCTTCGTGCTGGGGGCATCCGCCTTAATCTGACCATAGCCATCTGATAATGCGCCAGTCCAAGGCCAACAACCCTCGACCTTGTCCACGTATCGCCAGAACCGTTCCGTCAGAGGTATCACTCTCACCATTAGGGCTGCGCCTCCTCTCGATATCGCTCGACCATCGCCGTCAGGCGGGCGACCTCGGCACGGAGTGCCTCTGTTTCTGCACAGCGAACACATGCCGTTGGGCCGCCCGCTACCGGCGTTCCGCAATGGCGACATCGGCGCACGGTCCAACCGTCGTAGAACGTCTCCTCCTGTTCACCGAGTGCAGTCAGCATTTCCTCCCGCCCCGGCTCCCGCCGTCTCAGGCGGGCGACCTCGGCCTCGGCACGATCGGCACGGGCGCGGGTAGAGTCGCGTTCTGCCCTGAGCGATTCATACCGTTGTCCCAGGTCGTCGTAACCTCCAATGCAACGATAGAGGCTCGATTGAGTAGGAACGAGCAACCTCCTCGCCTCGTCTCTCTCCCCCTCGACCCTCCTGAGCGATGCGAGCGCCTGGTCTGCACGCCAGTTGGCGTCGTCTCGCTCTGACTCGACACCACGGAGATCGCCAATCAGACGGAGCGTATCTCTCGCCCCTAGCAAACAGCCCTTGTGGGCGGCATGCTCGATGATCTCGACCTCCTCGGGCGTCAGAATGCGCGGCTCAGACATGGACAGCCTCCATCGCCATCTCCGCTGGTCGCTCCACGCCCACAGGCCACCCGACCATATCGTAGAAGGCGCACGCGAACTCATACCCGCCCCTCGCGTTAGCCGCGACGAGCTGGTACACTCGCTCGGCGTCGGCCTGGTTGTAGCGCTCGCTGATTGCCCAGGTGGCGAGCGCCCGGATCTGGTCCAGCGCCTCCTCTGGCTCGGCGGCCTCGGGCCACCAGTCGATAGCCTCGACGATGCGTCTCACGATTCCGATCCTCACTTCCGCCGCGGCGCGGCATACCGAACCATCAGAACCAGCAGCCCGAAAAGCACCAGGTAGGCGACTACCTCTCGGACCATCTCTCCCTCCTCATCCGCCTAAGGCGGATCAGCAGCCAGGCGAGCCCGACGCCCCCATCCTCTTGGCTCTCCTGAGATGCCCTCGCGCGCGCTCGATCACGATCTCGGGCGGGTCGCCGCGGACGTAGCGGAGCACCCGGACGCCCTTTGCCCGATCGGTCCCCCGAAGGCCCTCGGGCGTGGACTTCCACTCGACCTCCGGATAGCGATCCCGAGCGATCCGTAACAGCTCGTGGCCGTTCACAGTTCCATCCCCTGATCACGGATCCGCTCGACGACATCATCGGGCACCACCCAGAGCCCCCGTGCGCCGCTGCGGGGGATCGGCTTCGGCAGTCGCTGGACGTTTTCGAGGAGCCACGCCCATCGGCCTGGGCTGTAATCGCCGAAAGCGAAGTCGGCTTGGGGGATCGCGTAGTAACCGCCCTGGTTCCAGCCGTAGGTTGCCAGCTTGGCGTTCAGGTGCGGACAGACGTTGCGGGTGGGCATGCAGTCGACGAGTTGAGCCACGGCGACGATCGCGCCGAGTGGCAGTTTCGAGTAGTCGGGGTAGAGTGGCGCGAGCGCCTCGCGCATCAACGGCCCGACCTGTGGATCGTAGTATGTAGCGCTCCCGGAGAACTCGAAGGTCTTGGTCGCGTGGATTGCCAGCAGTCCCCGATAGCCGATCTGCCAGGACCGAGTCTCAATGCGCTTGGCGCCCACAGCGATCAGGGATGCCCATGGTTGCCACAAACTGATGCCCTTGAGCAAGCAATCGCTTGACAATCCAGCTGCCTCCGTCTACAATGCGTGTAGTAACGCTGTACCAAGCGCCGAGGATGTACGCCGATGACCGCCGAGCTTGCTTACCTGACTGGGGTTCTCCAAGGTGATGGCTTCTGCTCCCAGTCTCTCGGACTTCGAGTGAAGGATCGTGACTTCGCCGAAGCATTCGCGGCTGCCGTTACCGCCGCCTTTGGCGTGTCGGCGAAACTTCATCTGGAAGACGGCCGGTACTGGAAGGTGCGCTCGGGCAACGGGACCGGCCGCTACAACTTCCTTCGGACCTACGAGCCCTCCGAGATCGAGTATGGTGACTGGCTCCGCGGCTACTTCGACAGCGAGGGAAACGCCCAGCTCCTCCGCCTGCCCCGCGTCTCTGAGAACGCCTACCATCGCCGAGTCGCCTTCTACTCGACCAATCAGACTACTCTTTGCCAGGCTCAGGGCTACCTTACCGCGCTGGGTATCACGGCCTCGATCGCCCGGCAGACGCTCAGCAGAGGCCACTACGGCAGTCGGCCTGTCTTCGAGCTCAAGCTGTCTTGCGGCCGGGCCAACTTCGCGCGCTTCGCCGAGGTCGTGGGCACAAGCATCGAGCGCAAGCGGATCGCTCTCGCAGCCATAGTCGGAACCTACCGCCCTGACGTGGCGGCGCACTGCCGAGCTGCCCAGCTCAAGGGCGCCGCCGCTAAGAACCGGAAGCGGGAAGAGGTGATGGTCCCCCAGGTCCTCCAGAGCATTCGCGACCTGGTCGCTCGGGGAGTCAAGCCGACAATGGCAAACTGTGCCACCATTCCTCACTACCAATCGATCCGAGGCACCTACTACCGGCACAGCGACCTGGTCAGGATGGCCAGCGGTCAGTCCTAGCTCGCTCGGCTGCCACAGAGAAAGGCCTCGCAGCACTCGACCGCTTACAACTTCGGTATCCCGGCGGGCTCGCGGCCGGCCGCCGCCAGAATCTCGGGCGCCCATTCGGCCACCTTCCTCTCGGCCTCGGTCGGAGGCTCTCCCAGATACCACTCGCCCGCTCTGAGGTTGACCCTGCCGCTGACGTAGTTGCCAGAGTCGAGCTCCTGATGGCACTCGCCCTGGACGAGTGCCTCGACGACCGCGAGCAGCAGGTCGCGCGGGTCCAGCTTGGCGTACTCTTCGAGGAGCTTCGTGTTCGTCGTGTAGGTCTCGGGCTTCTTCCACACGTTCTCCGGGATGCCTCTCGCCTTCAGCGCCGGCGCGATCGCCGAGGCATCGGCGCACGAGAGCGCGTAGCACGCCACGATCGCGGCCTCGCGCGGGCCGATCTCCGTGAGGGGCTTCGTCGCCGCGGCGAGCGCCTTCGCCATGGCCTGGATAGCCAGCTTCCGTGCCTTGTTCTCAGCCTTGGTCTGCGCCGTCTTCAGCCGCTTGAAGCACTTCGGGTCCATGCAGAGGGTCGCGGGCCGGCCGTGGAAGAGCACGTGGCTGTAGTTGGGACACGCGGTCAGTTTGCAGCCAGCGGGCGCTCCCCGACTGCTGAGGTCCTCGTAGGTGCCGTACTCGAGCCTGTCGACGACGGGGAGCGACTCGCCTGAGGCCGAAGTCGACCTCGACTCCGCGATCACCGCGGCGTGGCGCTCGGCTTCCTCCGCCGCCTTCAGATCGTCGAAGTGGGCGGGTTTCAGGCAGCGGCCCCAATAACCGTCGTGGCCCTGGTTGCTGTAGGCCTGGAAGGGACACTGCTTGCAGTGCGTCTGCCTGAAGGCATAGCGGCTGTCCACCGTGCGGATCAGCCCTTTCTGCTCCAGGATGTAGGAATACGGGATCTCTTCTGAGTCGATTCCCTTCGACGTCAGGTTACTTCTGACCGCCTGCTCGGCGATCGCCGAGCACACCTCGGGGAACTTTGCGAACCGCGCGAGCGAGACCCCGTGCGCCGTCGAGAGCTCGCCCCGCCGGATCCGCTCCTGGACATCGGCGGGGAGATTCAGCAGCCGGAGCGTGTTGGCGACCAGTGGCTGACTCTTGCCGACGCGGCGCCCGATCTCCGCCTGCTTCACGCCGAGGTCGGCGAGCTTCTGGAAGGCAAGCGCGACCTCGATAGCGTCGAGGTCCTCGCGGACCAGGTTCTCGACGAGGCCGAGTTCTTGGGCGGTCCGATCGTCGACGTCGACCACGCGGACGGGCACGGTCGGGAGATTCGCCTGGTAGGCCGCCTTCAGGCGGCGCTCGCCGGCGATGAGTTGATAGCACGAGCCACCGAGCTTGCGGCGGACGACGAGCGGCTCGAGGATGCCGTGCTCGCGGATCGAGTTCGCGAGCTGGATCAGGGCCTCGAAGTCCCAGTTGGTGCGCGGGTTGAACCCGGCCACTTCGACGTCGTCGATCGGGACCTCGAGGAGCGTCGCGGTATTCGGCGCCGAATCGACGTCGATCACGCTGTCACCTCCGAGGCCTCGACGACCACGCTGCCCTGGCCGTTCGGATGCTCGCGGTGCCAGCGACGCATCGCGGCATGTCGGCAGTCGTCGGAGCAGTAGAAGTGCTTGACCCGGAGCGGCTGGAACGTCGTCCCACAGACCTTGCAAGCACGCTCGGGGAGCGTCGCCGCCGCTCGGACCTTCACCCGCTGGCTGAACGGCTTCGGCTCGCCCGTCGGGGTCAGCAGAGAGAGCTCGTGGTCGAGCTGCGCCCGCGCGTCGCCCATCTGCTGCTTTGCCGTCGCGACCGTGCCCTCGAGAGCAGTGGCCCTCTCTTGGGCCTCTCGGATCCTCGCGTCGGCGTCGCGGAGCTTCTCGCTCGCCTCCAGGTAGCGGGTCGTCGTGGCGTGGTACGTCTCGAGCGCCTTCGCCGCCGAACTATCGGGCTTGGGCGTAGCTATGGGTCGCGTAGCTCTCAGATCGCCGTTGACTGACGTCTTGGTGTCGTTCACCTTTCCCTCCTCTATGACAGGACTAGTCTTATGCGGTGCCGGCTGCACTCGCCTGCACTGAAAGCAGATGGCAACGTATCGCCGGAGGTCGTCGTCCCATTCGAGGACGGTGTTGTGGCCGCAGTGGTAGCAGGCACCGACGATCGCCGCGACCATGTCAGACTCCCGCCCGCTTACATGCCAGGTGATGCGCCTCGGCCTTGACCGTCAGCTTGCCGCCTTGCTCGGCGGTGAGATACACGATCTTGTACCGCTGCCCCTCGGTGATCTGCTTCTGGCAGACGCTGCACGTCAGCGGCGAGCGCCCCGGGCGGCGGGTGTAGACGACGTCGCTGACAGGCAGTTCGGTCATGCCGTTGCCTCCCAGATCGGTCGGCAGTCATCCCACCGATGGCCTTCGACCGAGTAGCGGTGGTGCTCAAGCCCAATGCACTCGGCAAACACGTGGACGCCGACGTGGCCGTCGCCGTACTCGTCAGGCTCCTCGCCAAAGGCGAGTGGCTTGCCGCACTCGGGACAGTGGCCGTCGTCGAGGATGTCCTGCGCTTCTTCATCCGTCACGCCTCTACCTCCTCTCGCGCCACCGCCCTGAGCGGCGCGGAGTAGATTCGAAAGTCCGCTGGCGTCGGGGCAAGCTCGCCTGGGAGCCCGACGATTCGTCGGAGCACTCGGTCCGCCGTTGCTCCGAGCAATCTGGAGTTAGCTGGCTCCGTCGTGCGCTTCGCCACCCGCCAGCCGAACAGCACGGCGGGCACCTCCCACCATGCGCCCCGTCCGTCGAACGCCACCAGGTGCTCGCCGCTCAGCCTCAGTCGGAGCATGCTCATGCCCTCACCGTCCTGGCCTTCGTCCGTGCCTCGCGCATCCTCGAGCGCCGCTTCCTCGCGTCGGCGATCTTCTGGGCATCGGGCTTGTCGTGCTGCTCGTGACGAGCCGCCCAGAAGATCCGCTTCGCCTCTTGCTTCCCGGCCTGTCGAGCGCGTCCCTGGCGCGACACGTTGATTCCCTGGCGCCGGAGTGCCTCGTAGGTTTCTCGATTCACTTCGCCGCCTCTTCGCGCTCCATCTGCTCGACTCTCTCGGCCAGAGCTCGATACTCGGCCGTGGTCTCGAGTAGCTTGTCGATCGCCTCGACCACTTCCCGGGGCACCTTGACCAGATACGCCTTGCCCTTGAGTACTTGCTTCCAGGCGAAGTACTGGATGATGTCCATGCCTCTCTCCCTCCTAGATATCTCGCCAGACCTTTCGGCGAAGGATCCTCCAGACCCCAGCTTGACTAAGGCCAAACCTCTTGGCGAGGGCCTTCTGAGTCACCCCGGGCATGTGAGCCTGGGCACGCATCTCCCTAACCTGATCTACCGTCACCTTATGCCCGGGGTGAGCCTCTCCCCTGGGTAATCGTTCTGGATGAGTACGCGAGCCGTTTGCATCCCCCTTGCAGCGACTCTCGGGATGCGTGTATGCCCCGGACCGCGTTCCATATGGCCAGTTAGCCCGCCCCTTAGCGATCTTGTCGCGCATGTTGTCCAGATCGGTTCCAAGGGACAGATGAGCGGGGTTACAGCAAGGCGGGTTGTCGCACGAGTGCAGTACGCGAAGCCCCTCCGGGATAGGGCCGACGGCGACTTCGTAGGCAAAGCGGTGCGCCGGCACGCGGCGGCCAGCAAGCGCGAACCGCCCATAGTCGTCGGAGCCTGTTGCTGTTTGCGGCATCCGGACCCCGAGCCATGGCCAGCAGGCGTTCGGCCCTCCGGACTTGTCCACCTTGGGCCAGAAGTCGGCGGGTGTGTGCTTGCGTGTCATCGATCGTTCCCCGTGCGGATTAGTCGAAACTCGACTTCGCGGTGTTTGTAGAGGAAGAGACGGATTCGCAGCGCTGCGGCCGTGTCCATGAATCCCTTGATTTCCTCGACGATTACTTTGCCGCTATCTCTCTCGACATACAGGAAGTCTCCGTGGTAGCGAATCGCCGACTGCCGGCGGCCCTTGTTGTCGACGAAGGCGGGCTGAAGCTCGAAGGCGGGTTGGAGCCGGAGGTCCGTGATCGCTCCCGTCCGCTCGAGGATCACGAGCTCGGCGAAGCGCCTGGCCTCGGCCTTGCTCGCGAAGCGGACGCCGTCGACGACCTGGGGCTCGGCGCCGTACTTGTTGCCGCCGGCCCGGGTCCTCAACTCGGCGAGGTCCGTCAGCCCAACGGCCATCAGCGCGCCACCTCCGCCAGCCCGGGCAGCGGGGTCGCCCCGAGCCTTCGGAGCACCAGGTCGACGGGGAGCCGCTCCTTCCGCTTGCAGCCGGGGCGAGTGCAAATCAGGTACTCACCCCACCCGTTCGCCCGGATCTCCAGGATCGCGCCGCAAGCTGGGCACCCCTTCGTGATGTTGCTCATGCGCTCACCTTCTCCCGCCAGGTCATACCCTGGACGACGAACTGGATAGCGCGCTTCGAGACACCGTAGAGGCCGGCCAGGGCCATCAGGGTCTCGCCTTCTCGCCGACGCTCCCGGATCTCGCGGACCTTCGCCCAGGTCAGCTTCGCCCAGCCGTTCAGCTCACCACGCCTGCGCTGCTCGGGGTGCGTGTAGGCGCCGTTCAGTTCGCCCCAGGCGGCTTTTTCCGGATGGAGGTGCGGCCAAGCCTGATCGCCTCTCGGCAGGCGCCCCTTGGCGATGCAGTCCCGCATGTTGTCCAGGCCAGTGCCAAGGAAAAGGTGAGCAGGGTTGACGCAGCGACGGTAGGAGATATCGCCCACTGAGTAGCTCGCGTCACAGTTGTGGCAGACCATCATGCCCTCTGGGATCGGGCCAACGAACAGCTCATAGGCAAGGCGATGCGCCAGCACCCCACCGCCTGGCCCTTTGTGCAGGTGCATCCGGCAGTAGCCGTTGGGGTAGGGCTTGCCGCGCCAGAGCCAACAGGAATCGGTCTTGTCGACGCGAGCCAGGAATCGCTCGGTCAGGGTTAGATCTCGGGACATAGCAGAAACCCCCGCATCGAATCCGTTGCCAGCACCGCCTACCACAGCAGAGCGGGATACGGAACGACGCGAAGGTTCTGCACACTCCCCAAAGGGAGCGTCCATAGGGCGCGTGTGCTGGCATTCTGCCCTAGAAATGCAGAATCCCGCTAGACTGCCGTGGTAGGCACCCTTAGAGTAGCACTCTGACAGGCGGGTGTCAATCATCTCAGCACCATCTGGGCGATGTGGTGTGTCGTGACTTGAGCTGCCTGCCCCTTGGTCATGCCGTCCCGCCAGATGCCCCAGCGGGCGAGGAGCCTTCGCTGCTTGTCGGTCGCCGGCTCGCGCCGCCAGCCGCGCTTGCGTTGTGCCAGCACGCCGTCCGCGTGCTCGTCCGCCCACTCCTCGGCGACCTCGGAGGCCTGCTCCCAGGTCGGAGCGAGGCCAAGCAGCGCTCCCTCGTGCTCCTCGACGACGTAGACTCGGAAGCTCCTCACTTCCTGGTAGGTCCGCTCCCAGCGGGGCTCCCAGCGGCCCGAGGCCCGCAGCGCGTCCGCCTTCGCGACACGCTCCGCGTCGGGGAGTCGGACCGCGAGGATATGGCGCTCGCCCGCCGAGGCCGAGGCGAGCTTGCCGTCGAACGTCCAGGCGAGCCGGTGATTCGAGAGGTAGTCGAGGACCGCGAGCTGGACCGCGTCCGGGTCGGCGTCGATCCCTGAGCCGTCGGAGCGGATCCCGAAGGAGTCCAGCACCACGCCGGCGGCCTTCGCCCGCTCCTCCGCCTTGCGCTGCTTCCGCGGCTTGCCGAGGAGGTCGCCGGCCATCCGGAGGTCCCGGGCGTCCTCGGGGACCATGTCCATCAGCAGCAGCTCGGTCTTCCCGGGGTAGAGCCGGAGGCCTCGGCCGGCCATCTGCACGTAGACCAGATCGCTCTTGGTAGGCTTGATCTGGAGGATGCAGGAGGCCATCGGGAGGTCGAGGCCCTCGGTCCAGAGCTGGGCGTTGGCGATGATCCTGGTCCGACCTTCCCGGAAGCGCTGGAGGATCCCCCGCCGGTCGTCTCTGTCGGTCTCGCCGTCGGCCGCCTCGGCCGCCACTCCTGCCCGGCGGAAGGCCTCGGCGAGCGAGTAAGCCTGGGCGACGCTCGCCGTGAAGGCGATGGTCGGCCGGCTCTCGGCGTGCTTCTTCCAGGTCTCGACGATCACCGTCTCGGCGTTGTCGGCTGACAGCACTCGGCCGGCCGACTCGTCCTCCCAACCGTTCTCGCCGGTCTCGGGGACGCCGGCGAAGCTGACCGGGAGCTGGACGGCAACCGCGACGAACGGGCAGAGCGCTCCAGCCCTGATCGCGTCGCGGATCGAGATCCGGTAGGCGACCGACTTGAATACCCGCGAGAGCCCGTCGCCGTCGGTCCGCTTGGGCGTCGCCGTGATGCCGAGGAGCCGGAGATCCGGGTTGTGCGCGCGAAGGCGCTTCGCCAGGTCGAGGTTCGTCCTCGCCGGAAGGTGATGGACTTCGTCCCAGATGACGTGGCTGATCCGGCCGTGGGCGAAGATCCGGGCGAGCCTGGCCGGGTTGGCGAGCGTCTGGACGGTGGCGGCGATGATCCGAGCGTCGGAGTCGTCGCGACTCGCCTGGACGATCCCGGCGGGCGCGAGGTCCGGCCAGCTCCGCTCGATCCTCTCGACCGGTTGATCGACGAGCTCAGTTCTGTGTGCCAGCCAGAGGCAGCGCTCCAGCCTTCCGGCCTCGTGCTCGGCCTGGAGCACGCCGAAGCCGAGCTCCGACTTGCCTGTGCCGGTCGCGGCAGCGACTAGAGTGGCCAGATGTCCGGCCGCCCATTCTCGAAGCACCGCGTCTCTGGCCTCGCGCTGGTAGGGGCGGAGAGTGATCCGAGGTTCTGCCGGGTGGTCTTCATGCAGGGCGAAGAGGTTGCCGGATCCGGCTAAGGGTTGGTTAGCCGGCCCGTTGAGGGGTTGTTCCCGGTCGTGTACATGATTAATCATGATGGTCACCGGGAAAAACCTCCTGACCCTGGGGCACGGCGATCAACTTGGGGCGGCCGCCGCTCAAGGTCTCCGGCACTAGTCGGTCAATCCGCCAGCGTGCGTCGAAGCCGACGATCGCCGCGAGCCACTTCTGATCGAGCGCCCATCGTTCTGACACTCCCGCCGCACCTGCGACCGCCTGATTCGTGATGCTCTGCCCGGCGGCGAGCTGCTCCTCGAGCCAGGGCTGGAGCTTGAGCCAGGGCGCCCAGTGGATGCCCTCCGGGCCGAGCGGCGGCTCGTCGAAGAAACCGTCCAGCGGCTCGGACGTCGGGATCGACGTGAGGACCCAGACGTCGCACGGCCGGATGTTCGGCCGGGCGCGGTGGATAGCCTGGACCAGCTCCTGCTCGCGGAGCTGGTCGTAGACGGCCGTCAGGTCGGGGTCGGTCCAGAAGCCGCCGACCGCGCGCCAGGGGACGAGCCCTCCGTGGGCCGCTCGAAGCTCCTCGGAGACCGCGTACTCCCGGAGAGCGGTCGTCCAGACCGGCCGCGCCTTTCCCTTGTCGTCGATCGCGACGAAGCTCTTCACCCGCTCGTGGGCGAGCGCCGTCGCGGCGTCGACGACGCCCTGGAGGGTCGGCGAGGGACCGCCGGCGACGATCAGGCAGTCGACGTCCTGGAGGGCGTTCGTCCCTCGGAGCGCGTGGAAGTGGAGCGTGTTGGCCTCGCCGAAGGCAGTCGCGAACAGGGACACGAGCCGCTTGTGGGTGACGACGGCGGTCCGACCCTGGTAGCGACTGGCGATCGAGCCCGCGATCTGCACGAGCTGGCGGGCGCGCTGCGTCGGCGCCGGTTCTTGGCCTTCTTCCTGGGCGAGGAGCGACCCGACGCCGTTTAGCCGGTGGACGACCTGGTAGACCCGGCCCGGGCGCTTCACCCTCGGCTCGTAGACCTCGACCTCGCGGTCGAAGAGGGCTCGGTAGATCGGCGCCTGGCCGGTCGCGTCGAGAACGACGAGCTTCCGGGGCAGCTTCGCCCAGGGCTTCTTTCGATCGAGAAGGTTCAGCCCCTTGGGGTCGAGCCAGACGCGCTCGGCCCAGCGCGGCCAGCCGTTCCGCCAGGCGTCGTACTCGTTCGACGCCAGCCGGAGGAAGTCGAGGACGTAGTAGTAGGGGACCTCTCCCACCATCTCGCTGTTGTAGACCCGGGGGACCTGGGGAAGCATCTCCGGGAGGATCTCGGCCTGGGCGTACACCTCGCGCAAGGTCGGCCCGATCTGGTCGAAGAGGTCGCGGCCGGCGAGGCGCTTCGGCGCGAGGCCGACGAGCTGGCCGAGCTTCACGACGAGCTCGCCGAGTGGGCCGGTCGCGCCGACGTCGAGCCCCTTGCTTGGAACGTGCCGCCGTCCGACGAACGCCTGCAGGGGCAGCTCGTCGACGATGCAGGCGCCGAAGTCGTCGATCGCGAGGCCCGAGCTGAGGTGGTTGTGCATCGCGAAGACGATCGGCTCCCTCTGTCGCCGCTGCAGTCGGTAGGGGCACTCGGCGATGTGCTTGTCGTTCACGCAGAGCTGGCGGCAGAGGTCGAAGGCCGGGTAGCCTTTCTTGAGCCAGGCGAGCTGGGCCGGAGCGAAACGGCAGGTCGTCGGGATCGGGTCGTGCTCGTCGGCGTGCAGGTGGATCGGGAGCCAGTGATACCAGAGAGAGGGGTTGAAGCCTGGGATGGCCTGGAGATCGGCGAGGAAGTTGTGGCGGGCCGCCGTGTAGAGGATCCGGCGATCGCTTGCCACGCGCTGGACCGCCTGCACGGCCGCGTGAGTCTTCCCGACGCCGGCGGGGACCCGGATCAGCAGGACCGACTCGGAGTCGGAGTCGACGTACCGGCCGACCTGCCCGGGGATCAACTCGCGCAAGCTGTCCACCTCGACTACCTCTCCCTCTGGCTGATGCTGTGGCGGCTCGAAGTGGGGTCGGTACTGGCGATCCTCTTGCAGCCACTCCGGCTCGGGAGGGACTGTCCAGTCGGCTTCCTCCGCCTGCTCGCGGAGACGGCGGAGATCCCGGAGTACCCTCTCGATCTCATCCACGTCATGCGCTAGCCATCTGACTGGCTACGGGGCTAACCCCGCGGATCGTTCGCAGAACGACGTCGGCGAGGTCCTCCTTGGGCTTGTCCGACCAGACCCAGTGGTGGACGTGGACGGGAACCCGGGCCCTCGCCAGCGCGTTGCCGATCTTCACCGCGGCATTTCGGCCGGCCGCATCGTTGTCCAGCCAGACCACGACGTCGGCTGGCCTCGACTCGGCGATCGCCGCCGTCCACTCTTCCTTCCAGCTCGCCGCGCCCGCCGTTCCCGCCACGGCGGCAAGCTCCGGTCGCTGCTGTCTAAGCAGAACGCAGGACAAGGGCGCCTCGGCGACGAACACCTCGGCCCCCGGGAAGAGAGTTTCGGCGCCGAATAACACCGTGTCGCCGCCGGCGGCCTGGAGCCACTTCGGGTGATCGCAGCCCTCGAGGCAGGGGCGGAGTTGTCGGCCGCCCGGGACGACGCGGCCGCGTAGGTTGACGAGCCGCCCGTCCTGGATGACCGGGAGAATGAGCCGCTCCTGGCCGCAGCGGGAGAGGGGGAGCGCCCCCGAGCCGAAGCAATACTCGTCGAGCGTCGAGTCCGTGAGGCCTCGCGAGTGGGCGTACTCGAGGGCGGCGGGCGAGAGCGGCTGGAAGCGCCGCCAGAAGTCCCGCTCGTGACGCCAGAAGGCGGAGCCGTCCGCCTGGCGGCGGCGTGGTCGAGGCCGTGGGCTGGCGACGCTCGCTCCGGGCGGAAGGGGACCTCTGAGCCCGACCAGCTCGGCGAGCTGCCAGAGAGAGCCTGACTGCCCGCAGGCAAAACAGCAGAAGCCTCTTTCGGAGTAGGAGAACGACCCTGGCCGCGCGTCGTCATGGAGTGGACACAGCGGCCACCTCTCGTCTCTGACCACCCTGGGCCAGCCGAAATATCTGTCTAGCTCGTCGAGTAGATCCATCAACTGACTCCCGCGATCTGCTGTGACTGGTGGAGTCGGTGGGCCTCGAACCCACGCCCCTCCCGGGCCGCGACCGGGTGCTCGACCATCCGAGCTGCAACTCCAAACGCTGGCCTGCTCGCTCACTCACCGAGCAGGCCAGCTATGGCTCGTTCAAGCCTCCTTTCGGCGTGATCGGCTACTCGCCGTCGTGCGGGTAGTCGTCGTCGCGATCGCTGTAGGGTCCGCCGTACTTGGCAGGCTCCTTTGGCGCGGGCAGCTCCCAGCGATGTACAGGCTCGGGCACGTTCAGCTTGGCGACTTGGCGCGCGACCACCTCGGTCGTCGGGGTGATGCAGTAGACGGCCGCCGGCGCGTAGAACTGGCTGGCAGCGGGGCCATCCTCGCCCGGCACGTCGATTCGGATGAAAGCGGCGCCGGCGATTTCCTGCTCGCGAAGGAAGCCGGCCAGGCGACGATGTCCCATGAGCTCGAGGATGGCCCAGCCCTCGAAGGATTCGGTCCGCTCCGTCAAGGCGCTCCCTCCTCTCGTCGATCTGGTCGCTGGGTCGCCTCCTTGTCATTGACTGCCATCGGCATTACGACCACGAGCTGGCTCTCGTCGCCCTGGGGACGGAACACGGCTGGGCGATTCGCCGTGCTGAGCTGGAGCTTGACGTTCTCGGTCGGGATCGAGGCCAGCGCCTCGGCGAGGTACTTGCCGTTGAGAGCGATCTTGAGTCCGTCGCCCTGGATCCCACAGGGCAGCCAGTCCTCAGCTTCGCCGAGCTCGCCCTTCGCCGAGACCGAGAGCTTGCCGAGGCCGTCCTCGCCGTTCCGCTCGATCCCGAGCCGGACGATGCCCGTCGCCGTCTCGGCGAAGATCTCGGCTGACCTGACGGAGCGCTGGAAGATCGCGCGGTCGACCGAGAGGGTCGTCGCGATCTGGGTCGGGACGATCTGCTGCCAGTTCGGGAACCCGCCCTCGATCAGCCGAGTGACGAGGGCCGTGTCGCCGACCGTGAACACCGCCCGCGAGGGAGCCGTGCCCGCCGAGCCGCCAAGCCCGAACGTGACGGGCGCGTCGTCGGCGACCGAGCCCAGGATCCGCGCCATCTCGACCAGCGCCGTCCGCGGCAGGATCGTCGAGACGTCGGCCAGCTCGGGATCTGGGTAGGCCAGTGGCAGCCGCACCCAGGCGAGCCGGAAGCTGTCGGTCGCGACGAGCTCCAGGCCGCCGTCCCTCGTCTCGACGTGGACGCCCCCGAGCGTCGGCCGGCCGGCCGCCTTGTCGCCGGTGGCCGCGGCGAAGATCACGCTCGCGATCGCGTCTCGGAGCGCGCCGGCCGTGAGCGCGAGCGGCGCGCCAGTCGTCGAGAGGTCGACGGCGGGGAAGTCGGCCGCCGTCCATCCCCGGATCTCCGAGCGGCACCGGTCGGCCCGGATCTCGACCTTGTGCTTGTCGTCCGCCCTGAGCGCGAGCTCGTCGGAGACCGCCGCGGCGACGCACTCGCCGAGCGGCTTGGCGGGTATGGCCTCGACGCCCGGGGCCCTGACTGTGGCCTTGATCCTGGTCGCGATCGACGTGTCCAGGTTCGTGGCTGCCAGCTCGAGCGACTCGCCCTCCGCCGTGAATCGGACGCCTGCCAGGATGGGCATAGAGTGGGTCGAGATCGCGCGCGAGACCACGCCCAGCGCCACGTGAAATGCTTTGCGGTCGACTGTGATGTCCAAGGGTTTCCTCCTCCTCGGTTGCCTCAGAAGGGCAAGCTGGCGGGATCGAGCTCGCTCTCTATGCCCTTGGCCTCCATCTCGTCCCGGAGCTCGGCGACGAGTCGATCCCCAGCCTCGGCGTCGGCAGCCGCCTCGAAGTCCGCCTCAGGCTGATCGTCGGCGATCTCTCCGTGGCCGTTCTCTGGGTGGATGCCCCGACCGTCGAGCGCCGCGGCGAGGCGCGCCCGGATCCCCCACTCGATTTCGCGCCGAATGTCTCGCTCGCCCTCCAGCTCGGCCTCGAGCTGAGTAGCGCCCCTCTCCAGGGCTCGGAGGACGTTGGTCAGTCGCTGGTAGTCCTCGTCGGCCGCAAGCGCGATCAGGAGCGCCCGCTCGCGCGCTTCGGCGTTGGCCCCGAGCTGCTTCTCGCCGCCGGCCGCCTCGATTGCCCGGGATTCGCCTTGTGCTTTGACCAGGACGAGGTCTTCCCTGGCTTCCCTCACCCCGATCTGCAGGGCGGCGACCCGCTTCCGAAGGTCGGGTAGCTTAGTCATCGGGGCCCTCCCTCGGCGGCTCGTCCTGGCGCTGGGCTGGCGCGGGCGCGACCCTGGGCTTCGGCGGGTTTTGGAGCACCAGCTTCCGCGCGCTGAAGACCGCCTTGACCTGGACTCGGACCTGCTCGCCGATCGCCGCCGCAGGCTGCTCGCACTCCGACCAGGCCTTGACGAGCTCCGGAAGGCCCCGCGCGTCCCGGGCCTTCCTGACCCAGCCCTTGTAGGCTTCCAGGTGGGCGGCCGTGAGGTCCTTGAAGGAGTCCGGCACCCGGTACTGCTGGCCGTCGATCAGGAGCGTCCAGGCGCCGTCGGCGGTCTGGACGAGCCGAGGGGGCGTCGGGGCGCTGGTCGGCAGCGCGGCGACTCCGTTCGAGCTCGCCGCCTGCACGGGCGCGGCCGGCCCTCGGAGTGGCACGCTTCCGCCTGAGGCGGATGGCGGTCCGCCTGAGGCGGATCGCTGAGCCTGTGCGGATCCGCCTGAGGCGGACTGGGCAGTTCGCTCGTCCTCGGGGTCGTCGCCGGTGCTGACCAGGAAGGTCTTGAAGCAGAAGTACTTGACCGCGCCCGTGTAGGCTTTGTAGAGCGCTTTGTCGGCCTTATCCTGGCCTTCGCCATACCAGCGAGTCGTGATCGACTCGCCGCCATCGGCGCAGCCGATCGTGATGTCGAGGCCGACGCGGGCGATGTCGCCCTGCGTGCCGCCGGCGCGCGTCTCGACGCCGTCGACCGAGATGAACAGCGCGAGACCGTGCTTGGCGAGGATCGGCCTGAGCATGTCCATCAGGTCGGCCTCGGTCGCGTACTTGTAGTGGAAGAACGAGTTTTCGCCGGACTTCGGCACGCGGTCGACCTCGCCGAGGACCGCGGCCATCGCCTTGAAGAGGCCCGCTCTGCCTGTGGCGGCGGGTGTCTGGACTTGCTCGGCAACCATCTGTATGCCTCCCGGCTTACCAGCCGTTTCGTCTGATGTCGCGGACGCCGTAGATCGCCAGGATGAGGATCGCGAGGATACTGATGAGGTCGGTCACCGGAGCGCGCCCCGCCGCCTTGTGAGCGCGCAGTAGATCACGATGGTGAGGACCACCAGAACGATCGCGCCGAGCGTGTCGAGCACCGGCTCGACGAACGGCTGCAACAGGCTAAGTGTCGACGGGTCCATCTCCCCTACCTCTTCCCGAATCCCCGACGCCGATCCCGCTTCGTGAGCTGGGCGCCGAGTGCGAGGCCCAAGAGCATCGCCGAGGCGGTGCCGATGAAGGCGAAAGTATCAGCGGTCACGAGAGCGCCCCTTCGTCGACCGTGAGTGTCTCGCCTCTCGCCAGGCTGGCGGTCTCGATCCTGAGACTACCGACGAGCTCCGACACGCTCGCCCAGCGCTCTCGGAGCCAGGCGACGCACTCGTGGCTGTCGTGATCCGTGCCGCCGCAGGCCGTGCAGAGACGGGTGTGCTCGTGCAGGTCCGCGAGCGCCTGGTCGAGCGATGCGAGGTCCGAGAGCGCCAACTCGCGGAGCGAAGAGCCAGATGCGGATAGGGTTGCCACGGGTTTCCAACCTCCCAATCTGGTAATGCCAGGCTGGGAGTGCTATGATGCAGATAGGAGCAGTTGACCTGACCAGCCCACTGCTTTACACTCCCAGGGCTCCAGACCCGACCCCCGATGCTCTCCTGCGCCAACAGGAGGGCACCATCGTTTTCGGCGACTACCATTCGCCGCGTTCCGCTGCCCGTGTCGCCAGCTCGAGCGCCTGGGCCATGATCTGGTTGGCCTCCCGTAGCATCCTCAGCGCCTCGACTCGCCGCTCGCGCTCCTCGGCTGACGTCCCGATCGGGACGTCGATCCGCTCAGAAGGTCGCCTCGCAAGCCTCTCGCTCATCGCTCTGTCTCCTCTGAGGACTGGCCCCGATCGTGACGGCGGCGAGGAGTCGCTCTAGTCGCTCGCTCTGGCGCCGCATCTTCATGAGCTCGCGGCCCGTCTCGCTGTGCCGGTGGATCAGCCACGACATGTGGTCGAGGTGATCGTCGAAGGCGTGCTGTAGTTCGGGTACGTTTACCCGGGGCCTTCCTCCCTGATGTGTAATCGCTCTCAAGGGACCTACACTCCTGTCCCGCGCTTTCTGTCGCGGGGTTAATGCGGGCCCTCTCAGGCTCGCTCGATACTGTCAGTGGTCCAAGCTTCGCCAGGTCCTCGCCCTCTAGCCAGCCCACCGACCACAGGTCGGCGCCGCAGCGCGGGCAGAGGCCGGCCTGGTGGTACTTGGCGGATACCCGCTCCGACCGGGGAAACACCGCCTTGCAGGCCATGCAGCCAATATCGGTGGGGCCGATGCGCCGGGCGAGGATG